GTCACTGCTTTGATTTCGCTCTTTAATGCTTCTCAAAATGGACCCGCCGCTATACGCATGACCGTCATGGTAAGCCGCCAAGCCTTTGAGGTCACTCCGCACCTGCTCTTTCTCAAGAGCGTCGTGCAGGTCTTGAACAAGCGCGGAGTCAATCATACGCGAGAGATACATTTGCGCCTTGTATAAATCGTCAAGCGCTGACTCGCCAGGTTTGCGACCCGCACGGACCAAGTATTTAAAGACGTTTCCTGCGGCAAAGCCCATATCGAAGTCGTCAATAACATCGAGGGCGTCACGCCCTGATTTACTGTTGTAGTGTTTAGGTTTCGTTTTGTTATGCACCTGAGCCTCCAATGAGGTAAAGTTAGTGGGTGAGCGGTGAGTTTATCTTTTAACATAACTAACCGCAAGACTTGTATTAGATGCGTGGTAGACCTAAAATATAACTATCACCCTCTCCCTAAAAAGGAATACGTTATGGAATACTTCATTGGTGCAATCACAGTCTTCATCTGTTGGGCGTTACTTCTCGGCGGCGAAACACTTATCTTTGCAGGTGTTGCAACGGTCGCAACACTCACGCTTCTCTTTATTTACCCTCCCCGCTCTGACTCAGATACGCACAGAGGTGGTAACGGTCATCACCGCGTGGGTAATGGTGCTATCGGTAGCGTTCATGCAGAGGTTACTACCGACAGCAGTGAGCCTAAACCTTCGGAAAAGCTAGACAATTTCGCAGGCAATATGGAGCGTGACCTTGACGAGATTCACGAGTCGGTGGCGCGTGTTGGCGAGGGTGTCACCCGTCTCAGACTCATGCTCGCTGACCTTGAGATTAAGCAACACTGTCCTGAGCTTTACCCAATGTTCCCCGAAGTGTGGACCCCTGCACCCGAAGAGCAAGAGGCGGAGGGTGAGATGTGTGAGGAGCCTGAGAAGCAAGATTGACCTCACCGCGCCGTAGGGCTTAGCATGGGTGGTATACCGAGGAGGTAAACCCATGCTAGAACTACAGCATATTTCAGTCCCTTCAAAGCTCGTTGACCGCCTTCACAAATCGGGTTCTTGTGACCGAGAGGCATTGTTTGCGAACGGCGAAAATTACGATGAAGGGCAATTCTATTTGCTACAGGCGAGCGACAACCCGAAGCACTCGGTGCTGTGCGTCGCGCAGGGCGAGAAGGTTCAGCGTATTCAAGTAGGCGAGAGTACTTTGCAAGGTATTCGCCCTCGTGATGTGAGGCAGAAATGCTTGTTATGGTCCATTTCTAACAAGGCGCTGACCGTGGGTCTTGGTGCCGCAGGTACGGGCAAGACTACGATTGCGATTGCCTACGCGCTTCAACAGCTATTCAGAAATGAGAAAACTATTGTGCTTACGAAGCCCACTATGTTTGTAGGCGGGTCAAGCAACGCGGTCGCCGCTGTACCTGGCGATATACACGACAAGTTAAGACCTTACGTTGAGTCCTATATGCTTATCATGCGTAAGCTCTTAGGCGACGACGCTGAGCATTTTGTGGCTGAATTCTTAGAGAAGGGTAAGCTCATTATTCAGCCGCTAGAGCTTGTGCGAGGCATGAACTTCGACAACGCGGTTGTAATTCTTGATGAAGCTCAGAATACGACAACACACGAACTGCTTTCTTTCATTTCTCGCGTGAGCGAAACATCTTCGTGCATTGTGCTTGGCGACCCCGCGCAGGTCGATACGGACCTCGCGTGGCGCGAAACGGGTCTTTGTCAGCTTCTGAAATCTGACACGTTCTACGATAGCCTCATAGCTAAAGGCATCAAGCTAGAGGCACAGTATAGGGGACCGCTTGCAGACCTAGCGGCTCACGTTCTTGAAGAGCTTAACGGAGATGATGAAGACTAAACGTCTATCTCAACGCCCTCTTCGTCTTCAACGGCGTACCCATCATATAAGGAGTATATAGTGTAGTTCTCACGCTCACCGTATACTCTAAACTCGCCTCTAATCTTGTTCTCTTCAAGATACTCGATGAAGTCACCTAACATGATAAGGTCTTTACGCCTCTGCTCGTCTTGCATTTCTGATTTCACTCCGATTATTTCTTTAAGAAGCCAAAGGTGTAGACGCCATGCGCGAGTTGCGCCTTGAGTTTTTTGTGTTTTACCTTGAGGGCGTTCCACTTCGCAAGAAGCTCAGGCACTTGATACCACAACTTCTTGTGCTGATAGACCCCTGCATCCCACGCGCCTAAATGAAGGTCAAGCTCACCCTCATGTGTGATTGTGGCGCGGTGCTTAATCGAGTCAACGTGCAACGCCTTGAGGTCATCTAAGACCTCTTGTGCTAGCGGCGAGAGCGTGAGCGAGGGTAAGACCTCTGCGAAATAAGGCTCGTGTGTCGTATTTTGCAAATCGGCAAGCAACGTGGGTGAGTGTTGAGCGTAAAGGGTATGAGCCTCGTCACGGGTTAAGAAGAAATAGTGGTTGAAAATATCCCACTTCTTACCTTTGTAATCGACCTGACGCATTGAGGTCATGTTGTTCTTGTTCTCAAGCAAGAGGTAGATATGGCAATCATCAACCCACTTATCGTAAGCCGATTTAGTACAGACAGGCTTCAAGTATTCGTCTTTATCATTATGCCACTCGCTCTCAGTAAGCCCACGAGCCGCGCAAAGAGAAATAGCTCTACGCCAACCCTCACCACGGACTAACTCAAAGTTGCCTCTACCCTTATCTGTAGGCTTTCCGCTGAGTAATGACACACCCGAACTGTTGTCACTCAAGTTGTTGCCCTTATTAAACATAACGCCAAGACTACCTGCGATAACGCCACCTTCGTTAGCCTCAACCTCACGCACCCGCAGACCCGAACTGAACTTGGGTGAGTCTACAGGCTTCAAGTATTCGTCACAGGCGTTGTGCCACGAACAACCTTCGAGGCTCCGCGCCGCACACAAAGCAACCGCACGTCGCCACCCTTCATTAGTGTCAAGAGGTATGACTAACCGCGCCTTGTCTGAGGGCATAGCGCTTATATAGAAAACGTCGGTGGTTGACTTCATCACGTTATTGCTGTGATTACAAAACACCCCTGCGCTTCCGTCAGGCATACCCTTCGTATAATCACCGCCGTCTTTAACCTTCAAGCCTGAGCTGAGCTTAACGGTATCTTTAGCTTTCTTAATCGCCGCCTTAACAGGCTCACGCACCCACTTAGAGGCTTCACGCCCCTCTGAGGTGTATAACATCTTGATTCGCAGGTCTTTAATCGTGTCGTCTTCACGCTCCTTCAACATGATAGGCAGGTCTTGATTTAAGACGGTGGACCCCTCGTTCCAAATTGTGAAGCTCACACCCCAAGACCCTTTGACCCCATCGAATTCATTAGCACGAAACATAAAACCCGATTTGTATTCGTAGGCGTTATACCAATAGCTTCTGAACTTAATGAAGGACCCCGAACACATAAACATAGGCTTTGAGAAGACCGCGACGGTGACCTCTTTGAAGCCATAAGCCTTAGCTATTTCGTTACATTTGAACATGAACTGAGTGTAGAGCTGACTGTTGGCTTTACCTAGCTTCTTGGCTTGCATCTCGTCACGAACTTTAGTCTTTGCCACACCCGCTTTAGACTTGCCCTTTGACCCCATAACGCCTTGAGTGGCGTAAGGCGGGTTCATAAGAAATACGAGGCGCTTCTTCCTAACACGGGCGAACTTGAGCTGAGCGTCAATCTCAGAGGGGACCGCACTCATGTTTAAGAAATCGAGAACGTATTTCTTAGCTTCGGGGTTAACGTCATCTTCAACCATCATATCTACCTCAGCTTGAGTGAGGGTCGATAGAATAAGGTCCTTAAACTTGAAGTCACGGGTGAGATTGCCTGTGCCTGAGCAACAGTCCCACACGATACAAGAGTCACGCCACCCAACGCCAAGCTCAGCGTCGAGGCTCTTATGGGCTTCCGCCGCCCATATCTCTTTCGTGTAGAACGAGCCACTTCTGCGGCGGGTCTTATCTTCTAGTTGAGTGTCTGCGGTTCTTATTTCGCTCATTTGTGAATCCTTAGCAGAGGGAAAAGAAAGCCTAGAGGTGAGATTTGAACTCACATCTGCCCTTGCGGGGTGTCTTACCTGTTAGACCACTCTAAGCATAGGCGGTGACAAGCCCACACCGCAAAAATGAGCTTGGCACCAAGTGTGGTAGTTCAGGTTTGGGTCCCCTTCTACCACGGGGGAGTGCAACGGTTTTTACGAGAGGGAAAGGAAACGAAAACCTCTCACCGCAACCTGTGCAAATCATAACTTTGTAAATAGCGGTTAATCAAGACTCTTTGTAATTTCTCGGTTTATCTTGCTTCTCTAAATGGGGGTGTTTCTTATACAGCCCTATTGCTTTTCTGATTTCGTATAAACAGCGTTTACACATACCGTGGTCCTTATCGTTCCACACTAAACCCCAATTAGGGCGATTGCGAGGTAACTCTTCCCCACAGCCTGTGCAGTGCTTATATCTTCGTTGCTCACGGTCTTTACGCGAGAGCTTAGTTGAAGGAGTTTTTGAACGGGTCTTTTCGGTCATAATCCTCCAATCTTGTGATGATGCAGGGTGCCGAGTCTTTGTGGTGAGCGTTAGCGTAGGGTAAGCCACCAAGTACGTTGTAGCTCACCCAATCACGCGCCGCCTCCCAACGCTCTTCCGCAGTATCACCTGGCATAAGGCGTTCGGTGTGGTCCTCTTCGTCGAAATGCTCAGCGAAGTGTTCTTCAATCATATCAATATCATAGACGATGTTACCCTCGTCTGTAATGTCGATGATTGCACACCCACAACCGTCAATCTGAACTGAGGCGGTGAGATTTCTATAACCTGGCATATTGTAGTGCGAACAAGTGATTCCGTTAGGCTTCATATTTAGACCTCGCCAAAGGTGTGAGCGGGGAAGATGTTGTCCCACCAACACGCTATATCGTATTTGCGGTGATTGCAGTGGTGATGCCCAAAGGCGGTGAATTGCCTCAGCTCTTCTTCTTCGTAGACCCTATGTTCCTGCGGGATAATCACAGGCATATCAAGAGCTTCCATAAGGTCTTCAACGAAGAGCCTCGCGCCTTCGGCAAGCACAGGGTCTAAGTTAAGAACCTTCTTGGGTCCTCGGTCTGTGGGGTTATCAATCTTGGCAACGTCGTACATACCCCGCTTCTCGACCATATAGTGGTCTTTCCACTTAGGGCTTGGCGATTGGCAAATATCAATACCGATAGTCCATTGATTAACGTGACCACCGTGCCAAGCCGCGTGGCTAAGGTCGATTGTCTGATAGACTACAACCTTATTCGCTGAGAGCTTGCCGATTAAGAAATGTGAACTGACCTTGCGTTGCTCGCTCGCAAATACGTTGAAACAGTGTTCGGCGTTCAAGCCACCCCAATGCAGACAAAGCGCTGTAGGAACCTCTCTACGGGTCGAGAAGTTACCGAAGCGGTGCAGGTCTTTACCTTGAGGCTCGTCAAACGAGAATAGGTGATATTCACTGCGCTTAGGCAACTGAATACGTTGCCCCTGCGAAATGACGTACTCGCTGTTAACGCGCTTACAAAGCTGTAACAAAGCGGTATAGGTCTTGTAGCCAAGCATACCGTCAGCGTCGGGACCTCGAAATTGAAGATTATAGAATTGCAGGTCATGCACACCCCAAGCGAACTCAAGCGACCCACGGTCTAACAACAGCTTAGGGAAGCGGTTGGTCACATACGAGGGCAAGACGTAGGTGCTTTTAGAATTGTATTCAGCCGCTTGCTCGATAGATGGCTTGCGCTTGAAGTTAATGCTCATTTCTCAGCCTTCTCCTGTAGCCACATTGAAATGCAAGCAGAGAGGTCTAAGTCGGCTTCCATGCAGTCCTTCAAAAGCTCTGCGAAACGGGTGCCTAGCGCTGAGGTTAACTCCATACGCTCTTTCGTAAGAGCCACAGGCTCATTATCGTCGTTGACCTTAGCCTCGCCCGATTTCTCAAGCTGATTCATCACGGCGAGGGCGGCGTTGTCGAGGCTGAGGTAAGCCTGTAACAAGAAGGCAACACCATCAAGCTCGCGCTGTTTCTCAGGGTCGATACCCATGACGTTAATGACTTGGCTGTCGTAAGTGGCAACAACCTTGTCGCCCATCATACACGCGCCAATGAACGCTTGCTCGCCACCCTTGAGCAACAGTGCCTCAGAGTTTTGCTCAGCGAGCAGTAGGGAGTTCATCTCTGAGCGAGCGGTGATAAGTTTATCAATGTAAGACATAACGTGGCTCCTTTATGAGCGGTGAGAGTTATGCCTTACATCGTAGAACTATATTCCCTCTAAGTCAAGTGTCGTAAAGACTAAATTGCCTTACTGAGCAGTTGTGAGAGTGTTAAGGTCACTCTCGGCAAGTTGCAACGCCTCAAAGGTGATGTTCACACCCATAAGAGAGCCACGAGAAAGCGCGAAGCTGTGGGTCGTGGGGCGGCAACCCTTAATAGTGTAACGAACACGCGCTTGGTCGTCAGGTGAGAAAGCGGCGCTGTCTTTGATGATAAGGTCGAACCCGTCATTAAAGAAGTTCATCACACCCTGAGTGCGAGTGATAGCTCCGTCACTATCTTGGTGCTGAGGCAAGACACCCTGATACCCCGCGCCACCGCCCTCAGCCGTAGTCATAGGGGTCATACGCATAAGCCCGATTGTGCCTTGAACGGTGCGACCGATAGGCTCAATATCCTTCGAGTCGATTTGCCCAAGAACGTCAATGCGGTTCACCAAGATGTTCTCAGTCACAGACACGCCTGTAGCGTAGCCCACAACCTTCTCACCCGCCGCAGTGCGAACAACGATAAGCGCATTTGCGCCGTTAATGCTTCTGATTTGGTCAGCCATGATTATCTATCCTTAGCGTGAGAGGTAGGCGTTAACGAGAATAAAGTTAAGAGGCTCTTGTGCGGCGACGTAATAACTCACGCTGATAGTATCGCCTACCAACTCAACGGAAACGTCACGGAAGCCCGAAATGATAGAGCGGTCGCGTTGCACACCTAAGCGGTCAACAACAAGGCTCTGAACCTCAGCAAGACGGTCAGCGGTAGCCTTTGAGCCAATCACAGACTCAAGGTAAGCGCGAACGTCACGAGAAGACACGTTGATGCCCTCATTTGCAGACACCTCAGTGAAGACGGGGTGGCTTGGGTCCTTCAAGTAAGTGGTGATACTACGCTCAACACGGAAGGGGCGGTTGCGACCGTTGACAATCACAATACCCTTGCGAATAGCGTCGTTTGCAGAAGCGTCAGGGTCTGCAATACCACCTAAGAGTTGATTCACGTTATTGCTGAGGCGCTTCCTCGTAAGAGGCTCAGAAATAGGCGTAGCGCCTTGAAGCACCGCCATAGCGAGAGCGAGCCAATAGGGGTCCTCAAACACAATTGTGCCACCACTAGGTGCCTTGAGGCGCAAGCCCTGAGCCACAACCGCCATATTCTTATCGTTAAGCTCTTTCACGAACTGTAGGTGGGCGTTCTGCAAGCTCGTGCCTGCGGGTGTACCCACCCACGCGTTACGCTCTAAGCCCGACTTGGTAGCCGCATCGGTGCAGTGTTGCTTCACAAGACGGTGAATAGCAATATCGCTAGAGAAGGGGACCACAATGTTGATGTTCTCGTAGAGAATATCGGCAAGGGCGTTCTCCCAATCGGTGCTATCCGCGTCATCAACAACAGCGCCACCACGAAGATACTCGTCGAAATCGCCTGAGGGTGGCACGTTGCTTACCAAAGTCGTCTTCAAGAACTGAGAGGCGTTCAACGCTCGCTCCCAAATACGGTAAGCGCGGGTGTCAAGCTCAAGCGCCACGCCCAAGCAAGAAGCCTCAGCTAAACGGTCAAGCTCCATACCCGAAACAGGAATTGCAGGTGCGTCGCTCGCGCTGAAACGTGAGTCAAGCGCGGCAAGCTCAGAAACAATCTCACCCATGCTCGTAATCTCGTTAAGACTGCGAGCGAAGATGGGGAACCCAAGCTCAAGGTCACCCGTGAAGCCTGAGCCACTATCAATCTCAATCTTAGAAATCGTGTAGAAGCTGTTGGTAGTCGTGAGGGTAGTGTTTGCCGCGTCACCCGAAGTGAAGTCAAGGTCCTCAGTGAGTGCAGTGCCGTTTGACGCTGTACCCGTCACGGTGAGGGTGTGGCTCGTTGTGAGAGCCGACAAGTTCTTAGCGGTAATAACGCCACCACCGAAGCTCACGCTAGGCGCGATAAAGAGGTCACCACCCGCAAGAACGTCAGCGTTGTCTACAAGCACCTTGCCACGAACACGAAGCTCGCCGCCTGTGCGGTAGTCACCGTCAGAGCCGACAACACCGTCACCGTCTTCGTCGGTAAGAGCAGAAGCGGTCACCTCAACGGTGCAAGCTGAGAAATCACCCGTGCCGTTGTTGTCGAAGCGAATCTGAGTTGGGTCATCATCACCAATGTCCTCAAACTCCTCAAGCACAGTCTCGCCGCGCTTAACGGTGAGCTTGCTAAGACCTGCGCCTGAGTCGAGGTCGAGAGCCACCTTGAGCTGATTACCAATGGGTCCGTAGAACTTAGACTCAATTTTAAGCCCGTCTTGGGTCATGCTTGCGGCGGCAACATCTGTGACGTTAATCACGTTAATGCTGTCGATAACTTGGTCCCCAAGATTGACAATGAGGTTGTCCCAAGCAATAGCCGAAACATACTGCAATTGGCGTAAGGTGTCATCACGCAGTGACTCACCGCCGATACCTTCGGGGAAGAAATAGTCACGCATAGACTGAGGTTGAGAGAAGGTGTGAATCTTACCCTGCTCTAAAACAGGGAAATGACCCACAACGGCGATATTGCCTGCGGAGAGCGAAGTCGGCGCGGTGATAGCGTCAATGACGCGAAGGTATACACCAGGTCGATAGGTTCTCTGCCCGTTGAAGAAGATGTTAGAAGCCATAGAAATCTCCTAGAGGGAAAACGATGATATGTTAAGACTCTACATTAACACCGCCTGCAACGCCACTAGGCAAATCGTCGGCGGCATAAATAGCCTGTTGGAGTTGAATTGTGAACAGCTCAGGCGCTACGCCGATGTTGTTAAGGTCTTCCACAAAAACAGGAATCTCCATTAACTTCAAGGCGGCATAAGTGCATTGTCTGCCGTAAACACCTACGTCACCTTCACCTTGAAGGTCAAGCTCAGGCGTTAGCGCGGAAGTGCCTAAATACATAATGTTTTGATACCCCGCGTTAATGAGCGATGGCTGAAACAAAAGCATCGAGGCTTTGACAATAACGTGCAACATACGCATGACCTCAAGCTCGTCAGCGTAAATGTTAACGCGGCACTCTTGTGAGGTAAACTCGTGTGCGTATCGAGTACGGTATGACCCGTCTTCGCTAACCCTATCAAAAGAGGCGTTGCCAAGCCCTTGAGCGTCATACAGCGCCTCAGTAAGCTCAACCGTGATTAGAGGTAGTTTCTTGGCGGTTCTACCACTGAAAGCCACATCGTAATTCACCTTGTTCTCTTGAAGCCACGCAAACATACGCGCTTTGAACGACTCGCCCGTGTGAGGGAAAAGCGGGTCAAAGAGAGAGCGGTCCCTTGAATAATAGCGTATGCCGTTATTGATAATGTGCGTGATGTGTAAATCGAACATGGGTTATTCTCCCGCCTCTAGGAATTCTAGTTTAGCTTGCACCTTAATTGGTAGAGGCACAAATGTATCGGCGGGTCTGCGTGTAATTACCTTCGTATCTCGAATTGAATTCGGATAAGAAATAACAACGTAGCTAGGGTGAATAAAATAAGTGAAGCTCACACGCGCCGCCGCATCAGGCTTGTTGACCCACGAAATCTTACCGTCAACAACATTGAAGTCTACACCCTGTGTCAACTCACCACCCTCAAGCGCAAGCCCTGTTGCGGGGTCCGTTGCGTGTGCATAGATAACCTCGAAGTTATCTGTCCCACCTTGTAAGGTAAGTGTGCGTGTGGCAATAGGAAAGCGCAGTGCAAGCTCTGCACCTTGACCCACGTCTAGGCTCTCACGGTAGAGCATAACACTCTGCGTAAATACGAAACGGTCCCCGAAACAAGGTAGATGCTCAGGGTTGACGGTGATGTTAACCACGCCGTCTTTATACCCACCGAACCTAGCAAAAATGTATTCGTCTTCCGCGCCTGTCACAATGGCTTTCACCGTCTGAGGCGAGTGGTAAATCATGCCACTGCCCTTGCAGACGGGGCAAGAAATAGACGGTCCCACGCCTGAGTCGGCAACGTCTGTGATGGCGCTTAGGTCTAAACCTATTTCGTCTGTTCTTGGCTGACAAGGACACTCGGCGGCTTGGGTCCACTGTAAATCTAAGCCCTTCTGTTGAAGGACCCTGCGAAATGTGGCTTCATCAAAGTCGGCGCGGGTTAGTGTCTCTGAAACGAGCGGTGAAGTAAACTGAGTCATGGCGGTGTCCCTTAAACGCTAAACGTGTTCATGTATTTGTACTTAGCACGAAGCGCTGACATGACCTGCTTGAGTTGGGTTTGAAATGAGATAATCCTCGCGCCGTAACCCGCTGAGGTGGCTGATGCGGTAGTCCCAATACTCTGAGATAAGCCGTCAACGCCCACTGAGAAGTTGGCAATACCCGCGCCTGCAATAAGGTCACCCGCAATATCAAGCGGCGCGACGCCTGCAATTAAGCCAATGGCTTTAATCAAAAGCGGGTCAACCGTGTGGGCAACCCAAGAGATTGTGGCGTCACCCGTGCTTGGTGCAGTCTTAGCCGAAATGAGAAATGTATCTGTACCCGATTGACGCACCTTCACATCACCCGCGCCTTGAGCGTCATCTACAGTGATTTCGAAATAGACTCGGTTCCCGCCTGTTGGCGCTGTGAATTCGATTTCTATTTCTTTCTCGCCTTGCGGGAGGGTAGCTACCCCGTCTTCAAAGAAGAACCCCGCCTTGTAATCTAAAGAGAAATACGCAGGCACATAACGGTAAGGGCTAAACACGTCACCGAATAGCATCGGTAAGCCACTACGAAAGAAGAAAGACCCTAGCGTTTCCGAAGTAGGTACAAGATTAACCTGTCCTACTTGCGGCGAGCTTATACAAGCCCACTCCGCAGGCATAGTAACGCTAGGGTAATTGCCAAGCGTGATGTTGATTGCACTCACGCTCTGCACAGGTTTATGGTCAAGCACAAATGGGTAAAACGCATCTTTATGCTCGACAATAGCGTCGTGACGCTCGCCCTTGACGAAGAACGGGTCAATCACGATACCAAGCTCAGCCTCAACGGTAGCTATTGCCGCGTCAATGGCTTGCTCAAAAAGAACGTCAGGGAATTCGGACCCGTCGTCTAACGTAAGGTTCACACCTAAAGCGTATGTGTCCTTAATAAACTGCGGTGTGATAAGGTCTTTAATCGCCATTGTAGTTGCCTCCAAAAACGGGTTTCGACCTTACCTTAGTCACCTCACTTGTCGGCGTTCTCAGCCTTTGGTGGGCGACCACGCCTCTTAGCAGGCTTCTTCTTAGGGGTCGAGGGTTTAGCGCTATCCTCAGAGTCTAGCATTTCCTCTACCGCAGGCTCAACTACCTTTGGCTCTTCGGCTTTAATGAAGCGCCACGCGGGGTGCTTCTCTAAAATAGCCTCTAAGCCTTCGGGTAGTTGAGAAATGAGCATACCATCAGCGGCAATATGCAAGCGAACTCGACCAACACGAACCCACGAGGGGCGAGGGATAAGGCTTGTTCGTCTAGTGTATTGCCACATGATTCACCTCTTTACTTACTGTACGAAGTTGCCCACGTTGCTAACGCCTGCATTGTTCATAATGAACATCTTGCTAGGCACCTTAACAACAGGCGAGCCAAACATCATAAGCAAGAAGGGGCGGATAGAAGCAGTCTCAGCGAGAGGGCGACGGATAAAGTCGAGCAAACGCACGAACTGCATCACGTTGGGGTCATGCTGAGCGAACACGATGGGTGAGCAGTCATACTTCTGACCGTCAGCGCCGTCGTTGTGGTCAACAATCGTGGTAGCAACAGCCGCACCCGCCAGGTTGCGAGCCGCAGGAATCTCCTTGATAAGACGCATAGAAGCCGCGCCGCCGTTCGCAGAGCTACGGTACACGCGGTAGTAGAGAACGTCAGCGGCGGCGTTAAGCTCCATAGTGACGCTATCACCTGTAGAAACGGTCACAGACGCGCCTGAAACGGGGTCAGCGTAGCCGAGGTCGTTCACAGCCACAACGCTGTAGATGTAGTCACCCTGATCTGCGGCAACAAACTTAGAGCTTGCGTTATTTGCGGCGGTAGGCTGAGTGCCGAACACGGGTGCGGCGGGGCGACCGCCAACAGCACCGAAGCCTGCTGAGGGCATACGGCTTGCGAAGTGAAGGAAGGGAGCCGCCTTCACTGCAACCTCGCCGTAAGGAGCCATGATGAAGAGGTCCTTAGCGCCGAAGGTAAGACCGCGTGACTCACGCACTGCGAATTGGTCGTGACGACCACCCTCAACGCTCTGCTTAATAAGCTCGCTGTGAATACGAGGCTCAACGTAGATGCAGTCGGGGCGACCGTAGTTAGGCGCGGCGTAGACCTCACCAAGAGCCTCTTGAAGAAGAAGAGGGGTAGGGGTCTTGCCGTCGAGGTCAAGCACGTTGTTAGGTGCGTTGTCGCTCACCTGCTTGATGATACCGTCAAAGCCCTTGCTGTTGAGGTCCTCACGACCGTACCAAAGCTGACGCTCTACCTTACGCATGAGGTTCATGGTCCCACGCATAGTCTCCTCAGCAATAGCCTGACGGTTGTCACCGATAAGACCAACCATAGAAGCAACATCAGAAATCTGACGACGCTCAGCCATGTACTTGATGCGAACAGACTTACGCTCGTAGCTAGACTGATTTGTAGCGAAATCAGACTCGCCACCGCCGCCCTCACCGATGAAGGGGTCGAGGTCTGCACCGTGGTCATTGACAACAACATACTCGTGGAGAGTGTTGCTCACGGAAGTCTTGGGAATCATACCCCAAAGGCTCAGCTCGCTCATGCCGTAGGTAGCAGAAGCAAGCGTACCCTCGATGCTCTGAGGAACGAGAGGGGAAAGGCTGTCACCCGCAGAAGGGACGGCGGGGTCTTGATAGCCCACGGTGCCGCTCTTGCGAAGGGTGTCGTTCAACTTAACGAGGTCAGAAACATCGACCATTTGATTGTGAGTAGGCAACATATTGAAACTCCTGATTTATTAGACGAGGTTAAGCTCTGCCGCAACCTCGGCAGGAGCATAGTTGGTGTCGAGCATGGCGATGCCCTTGAGCAACGCGACTTTGCGGTCACCCTGAGCAGAAGGAAGCTCAGCGAGAGCCTTTGAGAGAACGTCTTGCTTGGTCAGGGCGGGAGCCACAGGCGCAGGGTCTGCGGGGGCAACCTCAGCCTCAACCTTAACAGACTTTGAGAGAACAGGCTCAGCCGCAATCTCGGTGAGGCTCTTCTCAATCTTGGCGGTAACAGCCTCAGTGAACTCAGCGAAGCGTTGCTCCATGCCCTCAATCTTAGCAACAAGAGCCTCAAGACCCTTCACAAGTTGCTCGTTGGCGAGCTTGCTTTGCTCAACAATTGCATCTGCACCCTTAGCGATAATCTCGGCACTATTGTCCTCGACTTCAGGTTGCTCAGCGACGGTCGTCACAGCCTTAGAAATATCAACAAGAAGCGCCTCAAGACGCTCCATGTCAACAGCAGGGGTATTCTCAACGGTAGTGTCAGACATAATGTCCTCCATGAAAAAAGGTTTGATTAGTGCTTATTGTAGCTACCCTTAGCGGCAGAGAGCAACTTTCGTGCAATAGATTTCTGTTCGCTTTGGGGGAGAGAGGGAAATACTTTAGCCATAAGCGTATTCATTTGTGCAAGAGATACCATCACAGGCTCTTTAACCTGCGGGTCCATCATCTTACCCATTTGCTCACGCATAAGCTCAGCCATAGCGTCTTGCATAACACGTTTCAACGCGTCTTGGAACATTGACGCCATATCTTCCGAAGCAACATCTTCGGACATAGAAGATTCGGCAAGCTCAGAGAGGCTGTCGTCTTCACTTGGTTGTGCAGGTTGCATATAACCTACCTGACCCTTTTCAGTGATTTCCATATCTTGCCCTTCGGTCAAGTTCGTATCTATTTGATTTTCCACAGCACCTGCGCCTACGTCAAGTAATGACCTAGCTAAAAGCTCAAGGGTAGTGTCGGGGTTTACGGGGTGTGCCGTAATCGACACATTAAGAATTCGAGATTTCGTAATAATCTTAGGGTTCTTGGGGTCGCGTTGCAACACTTGCCCCTCGACACTATAGCCAATTGTACGGTCCGACTGCATCGACTTTAGTGCCTTTGCTGTTTCGGCAATCTCACGAGCTTTTGGGCGGTCCATTAACAGGTAACCCTCAACACGGGTAGCCTTCTTACCGCCCTCAAGCGTCACAGCTTTAACTGCGGTAGGCACACCTAAGATGTTTTCGGGTCCCTGTTGATGCTCATAGTTGAGCCACCCGCGCCGTAAGAAATAGTCCCACTGCATACCCTCTTGCAGAATTCTGTCACCCTGCAAGTCTTGGGCGTCACTAGAAATGATACCTGCAACGTAGGCTTTGGGTTGCTCTTCTTGGTCGTCCCTCGATTTCGAAATATCAATTTCAGTCCACGTTGAGAATAGCTCTACCGATTTCTGCATTGTGGCTTCTTCGGTTTTGATTGGGTTCATATCACGCTCCTTGAGGAAGGTTTTAAATTCAGAGAACGTCATAGCCGAACGCTTAGCACGAACCGCTTGTATTTCTGATTTACCGTCTTCTGTGATACCAAGAATAACATCAACACCTTTAGGGAAGCCCTTCGGGTGGTAACGCCTAAACTCTTTGTATTTAGACGGGTCAGTCATACGCGCCGCGTGTTCGTTAGGGTAAGGCATATTACGGCTCCAAAGGGAAATGTTGTTCCTCAGCGAGTCTAAGCCACTCAGAGAGGTCTTGTAAATTATCTTCGGTGATTGTGCCACATAAAACGTCGATTTCAAGAAGGTTTAACAAAGCCTCTTGTTGAGCTTCGGTTTTTAGTAAATGGGTTGTCAACAGCGTGTACGCTAGGTCAATCGCTTTCACAATTCTGATTTCCTCGCGCTTGAGGTAATTGTCGGGGTTCAAGAGGTCTTTGAACTCAAGGTCGTTGACCCCTTTATTGGTGCCTCTTGCGTTATCCGTAGCGTCATATCGACTACGCACTATATCAAGGTAGTGGTCAACCTCACATACTTTTGCCGTTACAGCTAAGCGTAATACGGGTGGCATCGAATATGGCTTTAGTGCCGTGAAGCCGTCATAACAGAGGCTGTTAATCTGATAGGCGACCCAATCACGAATCTTACGAGCGTCTTTGCTCGACATGAGAAAGACCGCCGCCAAGAGATAATCTACATCGAAAAGCGCCTGTGAGTTTTGCTTAACAGGGCTTGGGGTTTTCGATAGCCTTATTCGTAAATCTCTCATATCTGCGAAGAGTGAACGATAAGGCGCGGCGCGACTCTCAAGCATATTTTCCCACAACGCCGTCTTGCCTATATGCAAGTGGTTTGCAATATCGTCATGGCGAAACCACAGGCGAGCCGACTCACCTATACGGGTAAAGGGTATTCCTAGAAAGTCTTTTATCATCAATGTTCCTTTGCTCAGGGAGGGCAGGGAGTGCGGTTCCTAGACCCTTGCAGTATCTGTAAAAAACTACATTTTGCTCTTAGAGTATACCACGCTTATTTGGGGTTTTTCACGCCTTCTCAGACTTTCCTATAGACGGGTTCCCTGCCCTCCCTACATATAATGATTACAAGCATTTACGCTACTTGCAAGTTACTTGCGAAAGTCTCACCATGCTTCAAACAGGCGTTTTTACTTTGGCGTTTCGAATCAACCGCATCATCACTGCACCACCCACAGCCTTAGCGTTGAGCGAATAAGGGTCCTCAGTCAAGAATCGAGCGACCGCCTTCATATCAATCTTAGACCACCGCCCCTTCATAATGTTCTTCAATATATCTTGAGCGGTGGGGTCAATCTTGGCGCTTCCCCTCAAGCCCTTTACACATTTCTTCAAGGCGCTGTGGTCCTTCGCATTAACCACAACTTGAAGCTCAGGCTGAGGCTCAGGCTCAGGTGGTGCTTGAGGCGCGGGTTGGGTTGAGTCCTCGAACCGATTAGGCGAAACGTAGTCTTCGTTAAGGTCTATTTCTACAACAGCCTTCTTTACCGCCGCCTCAGCCTCTTCGTCAGTTTCTGCATTTGCAACCGCCATAATCTGCTCAGGCGTAAGAAGAGGCTCTGTTGGCTTAATAGCGTCAGCAGGCGTCTCAGCGGGTATCACGGGTCCGTTGTACTCGAACTCTTCGCCGTCAGGGATAGGCTCAAGGTTAGGTGGTATACCTCGTGCCTTCTCTATCATCTCGGTGAAGGTGCTGTCGGTAGCCTCAACAACACCCTCACTACCGATAGCAGTGAGGCTCTTCTTGGTATGCTTCTCCCATAGGTCTTTGTCGGCGGTCTTCTGCGTCTTGCCACCCGTGGCGAAGGAATATACGCGAGCTTTAGCCCACGCCTCTTGACTAGCGCCAGGTCTACGCCCCGAAGTAGCCCAAGCCTCAGCGCCACGGTTATACACCTGCTCTAAGATTGAGCGAGAAATGCCACTAACCTTAGCGGCGGCGCGTAAGAACTCGTCCTTACCCGTCTTCTTGATTTCTGCACGAACCTTCTCAGCGAAGTCAGTCTTGCTGTACTTACTAGGCTTGGTCTTAGCGTCTTTGTCGCCAGGTATATCACCGTATTTCTCGCCACGGTCCTTACCCTTCATACGCCTTTGAATCTCGCGCTTGCGCTTCTCACGCTCCTCACCCGTTAAGCCTTCGAGGTATTTCGCAGGCACCTTCGGCTCTTTAGCCGCCTTGAGTAACGCTGAGAAAGAACCAAGAGGCTCTTCGGTTTCTTCAACATCTTCGATTTCGGGTTCGGGGTAGTCTTCGCCAAAGAGAGCTAAGGCGCGGAAGCTACCCTTCTCAACCTTCTCGACCTGCGCGACAATACGCTTTGCCCAAGCAAAACCCGCGTCACCGCCCCATATCATCCACGAAATATAGGCGGCGCTTGTCTTGTCACTGTGGTGTTCCTTGAAAGCCTTGTGCCTGTTAAAGAAGGCGAGCATACGCTTCACCGTTTCATAAGACACAGAGCCGCCCATCAAATCTCTAGCGCGAGCCACGCCTGAGCCTACACCCTCTTTCTTGGCTTGGCGGGTGTCTAACCCACCACGCCCATGTTCACGGCGTAGTTCAAGCCCTCGCTTAGCGTTGTTGCGAACCGCTTGGGGTACTGTAAATGAATCACTCTTGCTCGCCATTTCCGCCACCTCCCATCTGAATAAATGCGTTGTCGAGAATTACGTCACCACCCTCGATAGGCGGCAAGTCGTGCATGGCTCTAATCTCATTGATGGTGGCGAAGTTCTTAACCTTCATAATATCCATCTTGAGCTTGCTCTCAGGGTCCTCACCGTCAAGCCCTGTAAATACAAGCTCGAAGTTAGGGTCAAGCTCACTGACGATATATTTGTTGAGCCAATACTGAATAGCGCGAAGCAGAGGGCGAAGCCCACGCTCCCTCGATAAAAGAACCTGCTCAGCGGGTCCCCGCTCACTCAAGGTACTGCTCACACCCGTTTGCCCAAAAGAGAAGCCAACCTCCGTAGGGTCAATCTGCCACAAAGCACAAATCTGCTTAATCAAATAATAGACCCACTCTTGAAACTCCATTTCTTTATTAGAGCTTGAGAGGTTTAGTGACTTTAGGTCTTCATTACCGTCGGGGTCTAACTGAATCAAAGGCGTTCGCTTGGCGTTATGTGAGCCTGAGAGCATCTGATAAAACTCACGCCTAAATGCCCTAAACAATTGAGGGTTCATCTTAGTCTTAACCGCCACAATACCCGAAACAGAAATACCGTTCGTGAAGTTGGCGGCGTTGTATGTTTCGGCGTTGAGTAGGCAAGTGATAAGCCCCACGCTTTCTTCAAGCTCAGGGAAGCCATACCCTCTGAAACGCACATCGGTGCGAGGGCGGCGAATACCAAAGCACAAGTCTTTAATGCCGAACTCAGAGGTGATTTTGTTATTTAAGACCTGCACATAATGCACACCGTTGGGGTCGCGCTTCCCCGCCTTCTTCTCTTCCTCGCTCATTTTAGCACGACGAATAGTAGATGCGTCTAAAGCCGCAAAGCCTGCAACACGCCCTGCACGGTCCCTGATAATCTCAAAGGTACAGGTGTCGTAGCTTAGGCTGTCACGCACAATCATGCGTAAGAAGCCCTCGAAGTTAGCCTCGAAGTCAATACGAGGGTCACCGCAGGTTCGCATAAACTCATAAATATCTTGAGCGGTCTGCAACTCTTCGTCGGTGGCGCTTCTAGTTCTATCCTTGAGCCTAATCTGAAAGCCAATACCCTCACCGTCATGACAAGGCGTTGCGAATTCGGCAACTTGGTTAACGCGGGTGTTTAGAATAGCGGCGATAAGAGGCACACGGCTCATAGCCTTGAGGGTATCGTAATCGACCCCTTGCTTTGACTCTGAGTTAGTGGCGGCTCCGTCCATCAAATAGGCGTTAGCTATATCGGTAGGGTTCAATAATCGACCCTCGCCCTCAGCCACATCTTTAGAAAAGGGTGGAAGGGCTTTTAGCATAGCCTCTTGGCTATCACTAAGCTGTTGCTCAAGCGAGTCGGGTGACTCGGCTCTCTTGAAAATGTCAAAGATAGACATGGGGTTAACTCCTAGAGAAAGGTGTGAGTGCGGGGTTATGCACCTTAGTTGGTAAATGCCAAGCCACCATACTATCAAGAACCGTGTTCATAAGCTCGTCATAGTCGGTGTCTTCACCTACCTTATGCACAGGAACCTTAGCCTGACGTAAGACCTCAACCCCGTTCTTGGTGGTATACCCACCGTTGATGCAAAAGACGCGGGACACGCCCACCTGAACCATAGCTTTCGCACACATCTCACAAGGCTCGCCATTGATAAAAGCCCAAGAGCCTTCAACACTAACGCCTCTCCGCGCCGCATTGTAAATGGCGTTCTGCTCAGCGTGAACACAACCCACCTCAAGATTGGTCCCCGATTCAATACCTTCGCGTGAGCAAACAGCCCCACCGCACAGCGCCGCCTTGCTACCGCGCAGTGTGCCGTTATACCCCTCGCTTATCACCACGTTGCGCGAAGGGTCGAGCAACATACAGCCGAAACTACGGCGGGGACAAGGGCTTAAAGCGCTGAGGCTCAAGCAAGCCTCTACACGTTGTTTCAGGTGCTTACCCTTCATTTAACACCCCCAATTCGTATAGAACCTTGAAGGTGGCGGGGAAGATTAGAGCGAGCTGTTCGCGCATAGCCTCAGCCACGAGGCGAACTTCGGGTTGTGCATGAGCGTCAAGGCGCAGGCGCAAGAAATGAATATAATTTCTGAGATTACCGCTCATCCAAAATGAGGTGTAAGTAGAATTAGGCAAAAGCCCTCGCGCCTGTTCACGGCTCACACCCATATCGAGCATAAGGCAATAGGCTTTAAAGCAGTCGGCTAAGGTATCGTTGTAAACGCGTAAGGTATCGAGATGCGCGAAGCCTTCTAGTGATTCATTTAAACTGCACTGCAAGTTCTTAGTGCTTTGAAGCCTAAACTCAGAGGGAACATAAAATGAGATTTCTTCTGAGGTATATCTACGCGACACCTCGTTATAGCTAAATGTTCTGTGTCTGTGTATTTGTGAACGCACAAACATAGGAACCGTCAGCCTGAAAGAAATGAAGCTGTGTTCAAACGGCGAGGTGTGGTTCTCACGCAGTAAGAACTTGAGAAGCCTCTCGTCTCTCTCGGTGATATTTCCTTCATCATCAAAGACGTTATCGTTGTTGAAGCTCACGCGAGCCGCGTGTGCGGCGCGTTGGTCATCGCCCATATAATCAATAAGCGTGACTGATCCGATACCGTCGCCATAAACATATTGCGGTGTTTCAGATTGCATTTAGTTTCCGTTCTTCTCGATATATTTATTAATGGAGTCTACTTTTTGCTCAAGACGCGAAACTGCAATTCGCGTATCAGTCAGGGTTGTCACAAGGTCTTCTAACACACGTTGCCCTTGCTCTAGGGTTTCTACCCTTTGCTCTAGTTTACCTAAAGCCTTACCCGTTTCAACACGGTCTTTGATGTAAGAGTAAAGCCCACCGACAATAGCGCCGATACTAACTAGAGTTGTTAATTCGATAGATTCCATAAAGCACAGCCTCCTGTGGCAATCACTGTGGCGGTCAAAGCGCCTACAAAGAAAGGGGTTTGTGGTTCATAGCAGTCCTTCTGCGTCTCAGAAAGGCTCTGCCTGAGATTCTGCCTTTGCAGGTCCTTGACCTTCTGCTCAAGCTCTTTGATTGTGGCGCGTTGTTCCTCTACCTCTACCTGAGCAACAGCCTCAGCGATTTCAAGCTCCTTGTAACGCTCAACACTGAGCCACACGCCCATTTGGTCTGCCATACACCCACGAGGCATACGAACCCGCTCAGCGTGAAACTCAATAGGCTCAGGGCAAGGAACCTCGATAACTTCACCCGCAGGCGAAACCCAAAGCCCCGTCAACGCGGCGGCAAGAAATATAATCTTCATTTCCAATCTCCATTAAGCCAATCGTCAATCTCAGCCTCGCGCCGCTCACCTGCCTCACGCGCCGCGTCTTTCGTTACCGCTTCGCGTTGCTCGATAAGGTCGTCGGTAGCCTTCACTTGACTCTCATGCTTATCTAGTTTGTCTTGAGTGGTTTCTTTAGCACCAAATACAAGCATAAGGAAGCCACCGAAGCCTGCAACAGCCTCATAGAGCTTGAAGAACATCAACACAAGAATAACCCCTGCGCTAAGCCATAAGAGTTTCTTGCGGTGCTTTAAAATAAGCGAAATCATATCGGCGGTCCCCCTGCGAGATTATTAAGGTTTACCGCCTAGTATATATGCCGTAACCGCATAAATGCAAACAGGATAACCTCATAAACAAACAGCCCACCTGCACGAAGCGAGTGAGCTGTTTGCCGCCCCTCATACAAGAGGCTTCACAGGAGGTCGGTGACCTAAACTACGACCCTGTTTTAGTTCTCGATGACGTACCAAGTGCCTGAGCCGTCGCTCATGTAGCGTTGCCATGTACTCGCACCGAGTGAACGAGTGGTAAGCCCACCGTTCGTAGCATCGACGTTAATAACATCGGTGCCTTGACGCGCAACCGTCACACTCGTAGGGGTGCTAGGGTTAGAGCTGTTGCGAATAGTGAGGCTGTACCCTGACCCTGCTGTAGCCGCGTCGGGAAGGTCCACCGTCACAGTAGAGCTGTTAACCCTCACAAGCACAATCTGCTCAGTCTCAGACCCCGTGGTGATGGTGTGGTCAGCAGTGACAACGGTCAGTGCAGAAGCAACAGCCCCGCTTGAAGGCGTTTGGAAGCTCACGTTGCCTGCACCGTCAGTGGTCAAGACCTGCCCGTTTGAACCGTCAGCAGAAGGCAAGGTGTACTCACCGCTCACTGCAAGCGTGGTGGCGCTAAAGTCCTTAACCTGCATATCGGCAAGAGCGAAGGAACCTGCGGCGGTGTCAACCGTAGTACCTGGCTTAGCGGTGTCGGTGAAGAGCTTCCACTTGTCGTCAGTCTCGTCGAAGAAGATACCCGTGTAAGAGTTCGCCGCCCTCGCTGAGAAGAAGCCGTGGTCAGCCGAAAGCTCGTTGTTAACGCCAAGCTCAAGAATCGTATCCGCGAAACGCACGTTAGCGGTGTTAGCCACAAGGTTACCGTTGAACGTGGCGTTGCCTGAAACGGTGAGCGTAGACAAGACGTTGAGGTCGTCACCAACCTCAAGGTCACCCACAATCGCCACGCTGTCAGGCAAGCCCACGGTGAAGCGGTTATTCAAGGTGCTGTAAGCCACCTCAACCTCAGCCGCAGTGCCTTGAATCGAGAACGCCTCGCCCAAGTTGATAGCCTCACCGTTAGTCCCGTCGCTCACCGTGATACCGCTGTTGGCGAGCATAGAATTCTCAACAGAGCTAGGCTGAATCGTGGCGGTGATTGAAGCGTCAGCAGAGCCGTTGAAGCTCGCTGAGCCTGCAACGTCACCCGTGAGAGAAATCGTGCGAGAGGTGCTGAGGATAGTAGCCTCGCTTGCCGTAGCCGCGTTGCCGTTAACATCAGCAGAAATCGTAGCAGGAAGCCCGAAGGTGAAGGTGCTTGTGCCTGCGTCGAGGCTTACGGTCACCTCATTAGCGGTCCCCTCTAAGTTGAGGCTATCGCCAAGAGCGGTAATGTCGGTCGCAGTCCCATCGCTGAAAGAAATAGAGCTGTTGGCGAGCATTGAGTTCTCAACAGAACTAGGCTGAATCGTAGCCGCAATATCCACGTTTGCAGAGCCGTCGAAGCTCACACTACCCGCCACATCACCTGAGAGTGAGAGGGTGCGAGCGTTGCTCAAGATAAGCGCCTCGCTTGCAGTCGCCGCGTTACCGTTGAGGTCAGCGTTGATTGTAGAGGGCAAGCTCAAGGTGAAAGTGCTTGTCCCCGCGTCGAGGCTAACATCAATCTCAGAAGCCGTACCTGCAATTGTGATTGACTCACCGAGAGCGGTTACATCGCTAGCGGTCCCATCACTAAAGGTGATTGAACTATTGGCGAGCATTGAGTTCTCGACCGCACTAGGCTGAATCGTAAGGGCAATATCTGCGTTTGCAGAACCGTCAAAGCTCACGGAGCCTGCGGCGTCACCACTCACGCTCAAGGTGCGAGCGGTAGCAAGCTGTGAAGCCGTAGCCGCGTTGCCCGTGGTGTCACTGTCAATCGTAGCCTCAAGCGCCACCGTAAGGGCGTTGCTTGCGGCGTTGTAGGTCACGTCAATGTCTTGCCCTGAGATGATGTTGAGGCTGTCACCGAGGTTAATGTCCTCTTGCGCCACACCGTCAACAAGCAGGCTGATACCATCATTGGCGAGCATAGCGTTATCCACTGCACCCGCCTCGATGGTGAGAGCAATATCAGCATTAGCCGAACCGTCAAAGCTCACTGAACCCGTAGCGTCACCGCTCACGCTCAAGGTGCGAGCAGTGGCGAGCTTCGTGGCGGTCGCCGCGTTGCCGTTAAGCTCAGCGGCAATTGTGTCAGGCAAGCCAATTGTGAAGGTGCTAGACCCTGCATCAAGCGCCACCTCAACCTCAGAAGCCGTACCCACAATGTTAAGGCTCTCACCAAGCGCAGTCACATCGGTGGCGGTTCCGTCTGAGAAAGAAATAGAACTGTTGGCGAGCATGGCGTTATCGACCGCGCCTGCGCTAATCGTAAGAGCAATATCAGCGTTCGCAGAGCCGTCAAAGCTCGCTGAACCCGTAGCGTCACCCGAAATAGAAAGTGTGCGAGCGGTGGCGAGTTGAGTCGCTGTAGCCGCATTACCTGTGGTGTCGCTATCAATCACTGCCTCAAGAGAAACCGTAAGTGCATTTGAGGTCGCGTTATACGCCAGGTCAATATCTTGCCCTGCCACAAAGTCAAGGCTCTCACCAAGCGCCACAGACTCTTGAGCCACACCGTCGAGAGAAATGCCAATAGAGTCATTAACGAGCATTGAGTTCTCGACAGCACCCGCCTCGATTGTCAGGGCAATATCAGCGTCAGCAGACCCGTTGAAGCTAGCTGAGCCTGTAGCGTCACCCGAAATAGAAATCGTGCGAGCGGTTGACAGAATCTCAGCCTCACTAGCGGTGGTGGCGTTGCCGTTAAGGTCAGCGTTAATCGTAGCGGGGAGGCTAAACGTGAAGGTGTTGCTCGCCGCGTCATAAGCCACGTCAACCTCAGAAGCGGTCCCCACGAAAGAAATCGTATCGCCAAGACCAATGTCCTCGCTTGCAGTGCCATCGCTAAAGGTCAGGGCTGTGCCGCTCTGAATTGTGGCGTTCAAGGTCACGTTCTGAGAGCCGTCAATGCTCACACTGCCTGAGAGGTCACCCCCAAGAGAAAGTGTGCGAGCGGTAGACCAAGCGTCAGCGCTAGACGCGTTACCGTCAAGGCTTGCCGTGATGGTGTTGGGAAGACCAAAGCTAAAGGTGTTAGTCAGGGCGTTGTAAGCCACATCAACCTCAGCGGCGGTCCCCACCAAGCTAAGCGCCTGCCCAAGAGAAATAGCCTCAGTCTCAGTGCCGTCTCCAAAGGTGATTGAGCTGTTAGCGAGCATTGAGTTCTCAACAGCGCTAGGCTGAATTGTGAGAGCAATATCTGCATCGGCTGAACCGTTGAAGCTCACCGAACCTGCGGCGTCACCCGAAATAGAGAGGGTACGCGCAGTGCTAAGAATCTCAGCCTCGCTCGCTGTTGCCGCGTTGCCGTTAAGGTCAGCAGAAATCGTGGCGGGGAGGCTCACGGTGAAGGTGCTTGAACCTGCATCAAGGGCAACATCAACCTCGTTGGCTGTACCCACAATGTTAAGGCTCTCACCGAGAGCGGTTACATCACTAGCTGTACCGTCTGAGAAGGTGATTGAGCTGTTCGTTAACTTATCGTTAGCAATAGAGCCACCTGCAATTGTGATTGAAATATCAGCGTTCGCAGAGCCGTCAACAGAAGCCGAACCCGAAGCCGCACCCGAAATAGAAATCGTGCGAGCGGTAGACCAAGCGTCTGCTGTAGAAGCGTTACCGCTCACATCAGCCGTAATCGTGTTGGGCAAGCCCACGGTGAAGCTATTGCTCGCCGCGCTGTACGCCACCTCAGTCTCATTTGCGGTCCCGACAATGCTAAACGCCTCACCGAGAGAAATAGCCTCAGAGGTAGTGCCGTCACCCACAGTGATTGAGGCGTTTGCGAGCATCGAGTTCTCGACTGCGCCAGGTTGAATCACCGCGTCGATGGTGGCGTTAGCCGTACCGTTGAAGCTCGCTGAGCCTGCAACATCACCCGAAAGGGCAAGGGTGCGAGCGTTGGTGAGCTTTGTGGCTTGTGAGGCGTCGCTCGCCGTACCCGTGAGGTCAGCCACAATGGTATCGGGAAGACCCACGGTGAAGGTGCTAGAGCCTGCATCAAGAGCAACCTCAACCTCATTGGCGGTGCCGACAATGTTAAGGCTCTCACCGAGTGCAGTCACGTCGCTCGCTGTGCCGTCACTAAAGGTGATTGAGTCGTTAGCAAGCATCGAGTTCTCAACTGCACCTGCCTCGATAGTCAGTGCAATATCCACGTTCTGTGAACCGTTGAAGCTCACCGAACCTGTTGCATCACCCGAAATAGAAATCGTGCGAGCGGTTTCAAGGGTTGAAGCTGTGCTTGCATTTCCGTTGAGAGAGGCTGTGATTGAGTCGGGTAAGCCGAAGGTGAAGGTGTTGCTCGCCGCGTCATACGCAACCTCAACCTCCTCAAGAGTCCCCTCAAAGCTCAGCGCTTGACCGAGAGCAATAGCCTCCGTGGTAACCCCATCACCCACGGTGATTGAGTCATTAGCGAGCATAGAATTCTCAATAGAGCTAGGCTGAACCGTAGCCGTAATATCAACGTCGGCTGAGCCGTCGAAGCTCACGGAACCCGCAACATCGCCTGAAAGCGAAATCGTGCGAGCGGTACTCAGCGCGTCAGCGGTTTCTGAGTTACCCGTGATTGCACCCTCGATGTTAGCCACGATGGTAGCGGTCGAACCGCCCTCGCCCACAGTGGTGCTAGGCTCAGTGGTCAAGCCCTCAAAGAACTTGAACTTGCCGTCAGTCGCGTCACGGTAAAGCCCCACATACTTGTCAACACCCCCGTCAACAATCTTGCCGTAGAAGCCAATATCAAGGCTGTCTGCGTCATTGTTGCGAGCGAGTGAAATGATAGGGTCTTCAACAGCGAGGTTGTTAACGTCAATTGTGGTGGCGGTCCCCAACACCGTAAGGTTGCCGCCGATTTCCACATCGCCTGTAGTCGTTACCGTAGCTGTGTTCACGTCAACGACGTGCAACGCAGACCACTTAAACGAGGCTGTGCCAAGCGAGTGGGTATTGTTTGTTTCAGGTCTTACTGAAGCCATATTATGCAACTCCTGTGAAAATGATTGAGCCTAAGTCGGAAGAGTCGTATTGCCAATGTCGGTCACCGCAACCGCCTGTAGGCGCTGTAAAGATAAAGTCAGTGCTTACCGTATCATAAGCCCAAGCTCCATAACTTTGTCGAATAACAAGCGAGCTAGGTGCATATAATACAACATCACCGCTTTGGCTCCAAGCGCCACCTTCCCTAGCGGCAAGGATATTAAATGCGTCTTGGTTAACAGCGGGGTTATTCTCAATTGCCGTGAGGCGTGTATCAAGCCCTGAAATATCACCCTCGTTCGTAAAGACTTGGGTGTCAAGGTCAACAAGTGCGTCAATCACAGAGGTCGAGCCGCTGATATAATTGCTTGCAGGTGCCGTGAACGTACCGTTCGCGTTTAGCCCCACACCCGTTTGAGTTGCATCAAGCTCAGTCTGTAAAGCTGAGTCGGCGGTTGCCCTTGCTGTAGCCTCACTCGAAATAGCGTCGGCATTAACCTTCACTTGAGTGTCTAGGTCAGACAACGCACCCTTCAACGAAGTGCTTGTAGAAATGTAGTTACTTGCGGGAGCGGTGAAGCTCCCGTTCGCGTTAAGCCCTGCGCCTGTTTGAGTAGCGTCAAGCTCAGTCTGTAAAGCTGAGTCTGCACTTGCTCTCGCTGTAGCCTCGCTAGAAATGGCGTCAGCGTTGGTCTTTGCACGAGCGTCAAGCGCGGCTAAGCCACCCTTAACCGTAGAGGTAGCACCTAAGTAGTTTGAACCGAGAGGCGCTGTGTAAGACCCGTCAGCCGCAAGACCCACAGCCGCTTGGCTTGCATCAAGCTCAGTTTGCAAATCTGAGTCGGCGCTTGCCCTTACTGTAGCCTCACTAGAAATGGCGTCTGCATTGGTCTTAGCCTGAGCATCGAGAGCAGAAAGACCACCCTTGAGGCTCACCGTGGCTCCTAAGTAGTTTGAGCCTGCGGGAGCTGTGTAAGCGCCGTTCGCGTTAAGCCCTGCGCCTGTTTGGGTAGCGTCAAGCTCGCTCTGCACGTTAGCCACAGCGGTAGACCTAGCGCTTGTCTCAGCAGAAATGGCATCAGCGTTGGTCTTAGCCTGAGTATCGAGCTTGCTCAAACCGTCCTTTAAGCTCGTTGAAGCCGCAAGGTAGTTGCTTGCAGGTGCGGTGTAACCCCCATCTGCATCAAGCCCCGCACCTGTTTGGGTAGCGTCAATCTCAGTCTGCAAATCTGCATCGGCACTAGTGCGAGCGGTCGCCTCACTAGAAATAGCGTCGGCGTTAACCTTCACCTGCGTGTCGAGCTTAACATCAGCGTCTTGCAGTGATGTTGAAGCCGTAAGGTAATTGCTTGCAGGCGCGGTGTAACTACCGTCAGCGCCAAGACCTGCACCTGTTTGAGTAGCGTCAATCTCAGTCTGCAAAGCGGAGTCGGCGTTCGACCTGGCGGTAGCCTCGCTAGAAATAGAATCTGCGTTGCTCTTTACCTGCGTGTCGAGCTTGCTCAAGCCGTCCTTTAAGCTCGTTGAAGCCGCAAGGTAGTTTGAAGCGAGAGGTGCGTTATAGCCCCCGTTCGCCTCAAGTCCTGCACCTGTTTGAGTCGTATCAAGCTCAAGTTGAAGCGCAGAGTCGGCGCTTGCACGGGCAGTAGCCTCAGAAGAAATAGAATCCGCGTTGCTCTTCGCTTGGGTGTCAAGGGCAAGCACAGCCTCCATAACCGTAGAGGTCGCATCGAGGTAATTAGACCCACTAGGTGTGGGGTACGAATTATCAAGCTCAAGACCCACTGCAAGGTTGACCTCACCCACAGCGGCGAAGGCGTCAGCAATATCATCTGCAAGCGCGTTGTCGTTCGCAAGGCGGGTAGCCGCCTCACTAGAAATGGCATCGGCGTTGCTCTTTACCTGAGTATCAAGGTCAACAAGACCACCCTTCAACGAAGTGCTTGCAGAAATGTAATTGCTTGCAGGCGCGGTGAAGCCACCGTCTGCATCAAGCCCTGCGCCTACCTGTGTGGCGTCAAGCTCAGCCTGCAAATCAGAATCCCCACTTAATCTCGCAGTAGTCTCAGCAGAAATAGCATCAGCGTTAACCTTAATCTCACCGTCGAGAGTAACAAGCCCACCCTTGAGGGTAGAAATAGTCCCAAGATGATTGGTCCCAAGAGGCGCGGTAAAAGAGCCGTCAGCCTCAAGACCCGCTGAGCTTTGGCTTGCGTCAAGCTCAGTTTGAAGCGCGTTAACAGCGTCTTGAAGAGCCGTGAGGTCAAGCTCAGCGGCATCGGCATCAGCGTTGGCTTTCAACGCCGCATCGAGCTTCGCAAGTGCGTCTTTAAGGCTTGTAGAGGCGGCGAGGTAGTTTGACCCTGCGGGAGCCACATAAGAGCCGTCAGCCTCAAGCCCTGCACCAATCTGAACATCATCAATCTCAAGTTGAAGCGCGTCAATGTCACCCTCAAGCCCCGTGATAAGGGCGTTGAGTGCGTTGTCACCGTCAACTCGCGCCGAAGCCTCAGTAGAAATGGCGACCGCATTAACCTGAATCTCGGTATCAAGCGCCACAAGACCACCCTTGAGGGTAGTGATTGCACCTAAGTGATTTGTTCCGATAGGCGCAACAAGACTACCGTCAGCCTCAAGCCCTGCTGAGCTTTGGGTTGAATCAAGCTCAGTTTGAAGCGCCGCGTCTGCATCTGTGCGTGAGGTAGCCTCAGCAGAAATAGCGTCAGCGTTAACCTTGATTTCTGCGTCAAGCGTGACAAGCCCACCCTTGATTGAGGTGATGGTCCCAAGATGATTCGTACCGATAGGCGCGACAAGAGTTCCGTCAGCCTCAAGACCCACAGAAAGCTCGATAGCGTCAACCTCGTCAATGACCTCTGTAAAGTCGCCGCCTGCCGCGTCAGCCACCTGCTTCAAGCGGGTATCGAGTGTGCTAAGCCCATCTTTGAGTGAGGTCGAGGCACCGAGATAGTTTGAAGCGAGAGGCGCGGTGTAGCCACCGTCTGCATCAAGACCTGCGCCTGTTTGAGTGGCGTCAAGCTCCGTCTGCAAATCTGAAATAGAACTAGCGCGGGTTGTTGCCTCACTAGAAATAGCGTCGGCGTTAACCTTAACCTGCACATCGAGGTCAGCAAGACCGTCCTTGATGCTAAGGCTCCCTGCCAAGTAGTTAGAACCTGCGGGTGCGACGTAGCCGCCGTCAGCCTCAAGCCCTGCACCCGTTTGGGTTGTGCTAAGCTCAGTCTGCAAATCAGAAATTTCTTGGTCGATTTCTTGGTCAGCCAAGAGGCGAGCAGAAGCCTCAGCAGAAATAGCGTCAGCGTTAATCTTCGCTTGGGTATCAAGCGCAGTTAATCCACTCTTTAATGAGGTGCTTGCGCCAAGATAGTTTGAGCCAACAGGAGCAACGTAAGAGCCGTCTGCCTCAAGACCTGCACCCGCTTGAGTATCGTCAAGCTCAGTTTGAAGCGCCGCATCTGCGTTCTCTAGTGAAGTCACATCTGAGGCAAGCGCGTCAGCAACAGCCTTCACCTGTGTATCGAGAGCGGATAAGCCACCCTTGATTGTGGTAGTAGCCCCTAAGTAGTTGCTTGCAGGTGCGGTGTAACTACCGTCAGCCGCAAGCCCAACCGAAGCCTGAGTATCATCAACCTCAGTTTGCAAATCAGAAACATCAGAAGATACAGCGGCGATGCTATTCGAGAGTGTCGTATCTGCATTTGCGCGAGCGGTTGCCTCAGTAGAAATAAGCTGTGCGTTGGTGTCGATTTCACCGTCTAGCACCGTGAGAGCTTGCTTCAAACTTGTTGATGCGCCGAGATAGTTGGTCCCGATAGGCGCAACGTAAGAACCGTCAGCCTCAAGCCCTGCGCCTTGTTGGGTAGCGTCAAGCTCAAGTTGCCCTGCATTACCCGCCGCGTCAGCCACAGTCTTGAGCTGAGTGTCGAGCGTAGAAATAGCCCCCTTGAGGCTCGTAGCCGCGTCAAGGTAGTTAGACCCAACAAGCTGAGCATAAGAGCCGTCTGCCTCAAGACCTGCACCCTGTTGGGTGGCATCGAGTTCGGTCTGTAAAGCCGCGTCTGCATTAGCTCGCGCTGTTGCCTCAGCCGAAATAGCACCCGCGTTCGTGGCAATATCAGCGGTGTTTGTGGCAATTGCATTTGCATTGGTGGTCACATCTGAGGAGGTGAGGTCAAGAGCGGCATCAAGCAAGGACAAGGCGTCAACGATAGAGGTGCTTGCGGCGAGGTAGATTGACCCACCTGGCGCAGAATACGAACCGTTGGCGCTAAGACCTGCACCCGCTTGAGTAGTATCTAGTTCAACCTGAACCGCGTTAAGCTCAGCCTGTGAAACACCACCCACACCCTCAAGAGCGACGGCGGCGACACCTGCGGGTGTGACGGCAATATCGGTCGCTATACCCGCGATAGCTTCCGCAACGGTGGCTAGGCGAACGGAACCCGCCGCCTCAGTAGTTGCTTTAGAACCTGTGATAACAGTCATGTTTAAAGCCCCTTAATCCAAAAGGTTGCGACCACTTCGGGGTCTGCACCCGCGCCTAAGTTATCAAACGAAATAATCATTTGGTCGTACAAGAAGCTGTCACCTGCGCTAAGCACAAGCTCGCTCTCGTTAAGATTCGAAGAGAAATCAATAACGTGGCGGCTCCCTGTAGGTACAAAGCTCACGGTGAACGTACCGCCGCCAAGCCCTGAGCAAGACACCTGAAATTGACGGTGTGTGTCAGCAGGGTTGAAGCCAAGCTGAGGCTTAGCTAGGCGTACCGTCTGCCCTCCCGACTGAATAGTTTTAGTTGTTCTCTGCATGGGTAATCTCCAAGTCTGTGAGTTGAGGGCATTTTACCTTTAAAATATACCCTCATGCTAGTGTTATAGGTCAAGCCGTGGGGTCAACATCTATATCTAGCGAAGCCCACAGCGCAGATAAACCTTCCTGTTCTGCTTGGCGTGAATACGCCGCCAAACTTTGCTCGCCACCCACGAGCCTGCCGAACGAGTCATACTGCACATCTTCACCGAAAGAAACCGCATATTGAAATGAGGCGGCTTTCATAGCACACTCGGCTATCCATAAACTCATTACCGTGTCGTCGTGTTTCTCTTTACCTAGCCCGTAAAGCTCTTGGCACAACGTATCGACCGCTTGTCTTGTTTCGTCGCCCCTATAAGGTAAGACAACCTTGCCGTTCTCAAACAAGGCGGCGAGCGACGGAACCCCTGTCCACGGTGATGATTTACCGCCTGCGGTGGTGAGGTGTTGGCGCAAGGGTAAGTCTGTAGTTTGTTGCAGGTTCAAGAGGTGCAATTGCCCGAAGGCGTTTTTCTCAATCATCACAACCGATACAAGCCCTTTGAACCGCTCGTATTCAGAAACGATTAACGCCTTTAGCTCATTAGGGGTTAAGCCTCGCACACGCACCTGTGACAATAAATAGCGGTTACCGTGTTCGTCTTTAGCCCACGTTGTACCTACCGTGTAGTCACCGTCTTGGTCGTCAGCGCGTTTAGCGTCAGTGATAAGCGAAAGGTCCCACGCCTGCACTACCTGCAATTGCTCGACTTCGGGTATTTGCCCAAACGTGTAATGCGTACCTCGCTTCTTTGAAATATCTAGCCACTCCATTTTAAATACGGCGCTATCATCACTTTGCACCTGATTTTGAAACTCACGCGCAAATAAAAGAGAGCCTACGGTCTGCTTCTCTTTTAGCAAATACTCTATGGGGCGTTGCTCTTTCCAAAGCACCTTGCTTGGTCCTTTGACCACCACGTTTTTAATAATATCTCGACCCTCAGCGTCTAACCCCATTTCGAAACTGTAACTCTCAGGGAATTGAGAAATGGCGGGGTCATTTCTTACGTTGAACGTGGGGTCGTTCATCATGTGACCGTAAATATCATCGTGATGTTTACGCGTACCGACAACAAGCATAAACCCACCTCGTGAGAGCATAGGTTGCACCGTGCCTCGAAGCCACTCACGGGTTTTGGTTCTAACGCTAGAGCTAAACGTGGTCTTGTCGTCTTCAAGGTCGTCCATCAGAATCATATCAACGTGACCACCCGTGATAGAGCCGCCTGAGCCTGTTGCCTCAACTGTGGGGTCCACGCTCTCAGAAGGGCGAGGTACATAAATCTGAGTATTTATCCACTTGCTGTCAGGTTCTTTGAACGGGGGCATATCGTCACTACCCCAATCTGCAATTATCTTTTCTGATTGAAAGAACTGCTTTACCATGCGAACGCGCTTCTCAGCCTGACCGCTCGATGCACTTATCCAAAGTATTTTTACATTTCTGTCTAGGCACACCGCTCTTACGGTCATGGCTATTGATAAATATGATTTACCGTGGTCACGAGGGGCGAGCAATAACAGCTTCTCTTTTGTATTTTGTGCTTTAGCCTGTTTGATTAACCGCTCGCAGTCTTCAAGCCACTCTTTTTGGTGTGTAGTATAATCGTAACCTAAATAGTATTGGGCAAAAAACATAGGTGAGTGAACCGATAAAAGACGCCGCCCCTGTTTCGTGCCGATTAACTTATTAATCGTGGCTTGGTCCATGATTAGTCCTCCTCGGTTTTATTGAGGCTTAACTGCCTCGAAATAACATCTCCCAAGTCTTTAAGCTGTTCGCCGCTTATACCTTTTATATCAATAAACTCGTTTTCGAAATCGGCGGTACTCTTATGTTGAGCTTGCACCGTGACCGCCGCTTCTACCTGTTGCTTCTCAGCGCCAATGAGCGAAGATTGGCGTTGCCCTGCATGAAGAATAAGTTGAAGGTACTTGAGCTTAGCTGAGTCGTTATCGACCATCGTTAAGGCTCGCCACGCGTATTCTTTCACACGCTCAGCCTCTAAGTAGATTTGCTCACGCCTACAGTTAATGGTCCCCACCGAAAGTGACTGTTGCCAATTACCCATCACCTCTTGAACAAACTTATTCACCGTGTAGGTTGGTAGGTTGAGCAGACGTGTCATCTTATTCTTCGATTTCACGCCTCGTTGAAGCAGGGTTTCAATCACGACAAGCCACCGCTCTTTATCTACATTTGTCATGCTCTTTAATTCACGGTGCGTGGGAATATCGAGGTCGTTAAGTAAACGGTCTGATTTCGCTAGAGCTTCGTCTGCGGGTGACATTTGCACTTCTTTATCGTCGTCAGGCACTGACATTTCCAAGATGTTGTCTTGGTCAAAGTCTTCGGGTACCTCAAGAATAGGTCCTAAAATGTCTTCTTTAACTTTCATAATTATCCCTTTATTTTGTCGGCATATACAATGCGTTGGGTTGCACCTATAGTCTTGCCTATGACCTTAGCTTGACGCAAGGCGTTCTTAAACGCGGCTCCGAATACAGTGTGGTCATAAATCACAACCTCAACGCTGTCGGCTTGCTGACCTGTGCGGTGCGTTCGCGCTATCATCTGTTCCCAAATCTCAGGCGAGGCAATAGCGCCTACCACAAGATTATGGCTCCACGCTTGCAGGTTCTTACCTGTTGCGTGTGAGCTTACCGAAAGAATACAGCTATGCGCGTTCTGCATATCGAACTCAACGCCACCGCCGTAATAAGGCAAGCCCGTGACCGCTGATAGCTTTTCGGCAAACGCCACGTTGTTGTTCACCCAAATCAGAAGAGGCTCTTTATGCTTCTTGGCGTATTCGGCAACGTCATTAATCAGGTAGTCAGAAACCCAAACCTCTTTACGCGGTGGCTCAGGCTTGCGTCGTTGAAGGCTCCAAGCCTCGTAAGCCTCACCGAACATCGCTTCAATGGTGGCGTCGCCTATTTCGTAGAAGCCTTCGTAAATAAGACCTGGCGTGTCGTAGCCTTCAAGGTCGCACTCGATGATAGCCTTGACCGCCGCGTTCCACGCTCTACGCGCCTCTAACCACTCTTCGTCGGGTGAACCCTCAGCCCACTCCCAATAGTAGAGCATACCCATCATCATTTGGCTCAGCGCGTGAAGCGCCACCGAGTCCGTGTTGTCCCACAAATGTTGTGAGGCTAAAAGTTCGTCAGTAAGGTCCTCGATACCCGCCTTCTCAAGTATCTCAGCCATAAGCCCGTTACCCTGCATAGCGTCTGCAATTGCAGTTTCTAATTCTTTCGGCAGGGTTAAGCGGCGCTTCGTGATTGTGAGCGAACAAGGCACGTCATCATCTTTTGTGAGAAGTATACCCTTCGCTTGATTGAGCCTGTTGTAGATAGCCTCTTGTGCGTGGAGCCTTCCCCACTTGTCATACATAGGCATGAAGGTAGCGTGTTGAAACTTGTCGGCTTCGCCTCGTAATAAATCGTCCCACGCCTGCGCGTCGCGCATATTTCTAGGTACAGGGGAGTCGTCACCTAAAGCCCAATCAGCAAGGTGGGCAAAGTCGGTCACGCTCTTATTAAACAGTGTACCGCTCATAACTACGAAAGCGCAGTCCTCGTTCTCCATTAGGTATTTACCCAAGCGCGAGGTCCTTGCACTGCATATATCTTTAATAGCCTGCGCCTCGTCACAGATAATAATATCAGGCTTATATTCCTTCATCTTATCTCGACCCGAAGCGCGGCTCAGCATCTCATACGAGAGAATCATAGGCTCTACAAATTCAAAATTTGACGCGTAGGTATTTCTAAATTCGTCGCGGGTCTTCTCTCGTAATTTCGCAGGGATAAGCAACAGAGGTCGCTTCTTACCCATGTATTTCGCTAACAGTAATGACACGAGCGTTTTGCCCTTACCACACCCCATCATAAGCACACCGCCGCCTGCCTCTTTACAGACGCGTAGCGCTTGGCTCTGAATAGGGAATAGACTCATTGTCCCGCCCTGTTTCTTGAACAAGTCGGTGAGGTCACAAGGTAAATGCGTATACGTTGCTAGGTCTGCAATACGCTTATTCTCATGCACCTCTATCTTTACAGCCTCGGCTTGCTTGTCGGTGGTGGCGGTCCCCATGAGTTTTTTAAGGGCGTAGCTCATATCACTTAACCTCGTGTGTAAACTGTGTCGGCTTTGGTGAAGATTACGTCACTGAGGCGGGTCCAATACTCACTGCTTGGGTCAATGTACCAATGACCTTCGGGAATACCCCACTGCAAGATAGCCTCAGCGAGTTCGTCAAAGCCTGCCTTGTACTTAATCGTGTAAATGCTCTTCGTAGAGTGCTTGATGCAGATTGTAGAAATGTGGTCATCAAGCGCCTCGCTCAGCATACGCATTTCGCCCTCGCCGCCATAACGCACAACGCCAACGTAAATGTGAACACCACTACCGACAGCAGTTGATTTTTCGCTACCGATAGCAGTAGCCTCTTTCTCTTCTGATTTCGCAGTGTTATCAGTCTCGCCACGAAGGAACGCAAGGGTCTTCTTTTGCTTCTCTGACATAGGTCTATTCTCTCTTCTCTCAAGGGTGAAAAAACAATCGTTGTAGTGGTCGCATTGGCGGTTATACGCCTTGCAAAATGAAGGGTTAAGCACGGTAACGTGCTGTGGTTGTTGGCTCGCTTTGACCATCTTAGAGACAATCTCAGCGATTAGGGCAAACTGCTCTTCTACATGGTCACGGGTCACTCGGACCTCACGCACCTGACTCTTGTAGGGCTTACGCGTGACGTAATAAATGTGCCTCAAGATAACAGCGTCATGCTCAGGGGAGTTATCTAAGACGTGCTTCGCGTAGACAATCATCTGCGTGTTCACGCTCAGCTCTTCGGGGGTCTTCATGTATCTAGTTCCCGAAGTCGTCTTGTGGTCGATGATAAGCGGTGTACCGTCTTCATCTTCGTGCAACAGGTCAATAAATCCTTTGAAGGGGACTTCAAGCGGCTCGCGCAAAGGTAAGCGTTCAAGGCTCACCTCAACAGTGTTCTCGGTTGAAGGTGCGGGTAGGTGATGTAAACCTGTTGACGCAATTTGACCTTCGGGGGTGGTCAAGTCAGGGGCGGTCCCTTTCTCAAGGTATTTCTCAAGCGCCTCATGCACCCTAGTACCGCGCAACATAGCGTCTGAGGTTTCGCCCTTATGCCCATTGATGTAGCGGTGATACCACTTGCGTTCGCAGTTCTTGAACAGCTCAATACTGCTCGCGCTGACGTGTGTTATTCCTGCCATGATTCTTGCCTCTCTGTGATTATGTGATGCTTCATTTATACCACAAGCGGCGGTGCGGTAGCCACTTTTTAGCGCTATAAATGAAGCAATAGCGCCAGGTTGTGTGTGACGGCTTGGGTCTGTGTCTGTGTCTCGTAAGTCGTGAATAATGCTTGGGTTTTGCATTTCTCAGGGAGGGTAGGGACCCCACTCTAGGCAAAGTCTGTGCAAAGCGAAAAAACCCTAAAACGCTATCGGTGCAGTAGTAGTGATAAGGGGGTTTTTCTATAGTCCCCTTGACTCTGAGAACAGGGTTCCCTACCCTCCCTAAACCACCTCGGAGGACCAACATGAACCCACTCAAAGCGTTCGCACCTGACTACAACCGAATAGACGTTGAAGAGCTGATAGAGCATGACCAACATGAGCTTCTTGCAGTGAAGTATGATGTGGCTCACAAGCTCCATGACGAAGAAATGTTCACGCCACTCCCACGCGCCGCGTATATGACTCAGCTTATCAGCTTGCTCAACCTAGAAATCCCGCAGTTCGCCCACGTTGTGTTCGGGCTAGATATTGACAGCGCCGTTCTGTTCGGCGTGAGCTTGATTGACAGTATCACCCACGCGACAACCGAATTCGCACTCTCTTGGGTGCGGGAGCTTGACGTGGCGCAAGAACTCCCTCGTAATAGGGGTTGCGCCATTTACAGCGCTGACTATCTATCGTGGCTCATAAATAGTGTGTCAGGTGAGTTGATGTTCAAGGCGGTGCAACACGCAGACCGCTCAAAGCCGCGTGACCCTCTACAGCACCTTGATATGGTGACCGCCTACCTTACCGCTGAGGCTAAAGAGGCGTTCGCTGAGTTCACGGGCAGTGTTTATGCCACGCCCACACTCGCTAGGGCAACGCGAGCTGTAATTAACCTCAGAAATCTTCCTCAATGATTCCAATCACTTACACCATACTTTCGGTGATAAGCGTAACTTTCCACAAAACCTACTTGCAATATGGTATGAGAGTATTATATTTGGTGTGTGTAGGGTCTTCGGTTGACCCTCACCAAACCTCTCATACCGCCAGGAGTTAAATCATGGCTTCACATAATCGTCCCGCCGTTGTCGGTCCCATGCCCACCCACCTTGCTGAGATGAAAGACGCTGACGGCTCACCTCGCTTCACCTACACAGGCAAGAGCTTCTCTACCTTCCGCGTTGACTCAGGCACCTCGCTCAATGACTACTTTGAGGTCACAGGCGTGTTCCTTGATAACAGCTCTTTGAAGCGTTCAAATCTCGTCAAGGCTACCTCGGTGGTCTTCGACTGTGACCTTGTTGACGTTGTGCTTGACGGCACAGGCGCTGACGGCAACCGCTTCCTTCCCCTCTTCGTGGCTCGCGCCAAAGAGTTCTTCGCTCAACACTCAATCACGCAGGTCTACACCACAAGCAAGGGTGAGGTCATCAACGTCAATGACGCCTCAGACTCACTTGACCCCGAAGAGTTCAAGGCTAAGCTCCCCGCCACCACCGCAGTGATTAAGGCGTACCTCACCTACCAACCCGCGCCTCACCTCACTCAGCTTGTCACAGAGCTTCTGCCTACACACATCGCCTTCATTTCTGAGCAGTTAAACGGCAAGCTCCCCACAATCGCCACCTACTCAGGCACAGGGTATCACCTTCACTACTTCCTTGATGATAATGACGGTTGGGGCGAGAGCGGTCTTTCTTTCGCCGCTGAGGGTCAAGACGCTAAGGCTAACATCGACGAGATGAAGGTGGCTTACAAGAAGCTCAACGCGGCTTTCGGTAAGAAGTTCGGCTACACGCTCGATAATAAGCTCTCTCAGATTGGGACCGCCGCCACGCGCAACATCGGCACTATCAACGGCAAGAACGCTCGCTCACCTAAGACGGTCGCCAAGCTCGACTTGAAAGACGCCAATGGCAACCCCTTGACCGACGAGAACACGCGCCTCACCTGCGCTGATTTCGTTATCCCTGCGGCTAAAGAGGAAGAAGCGAAGAGCAAGCCACGCGACGCCGCCAAGAAGAACAAGGGTGGTCGCCCTAAGAAGGCTAAAGAGTTCAAGCCTTATGTGATTTCGGGTGACGAGACAATCACAATCAAAGACGCGAGTGGCGCTGAGAAGACCTTCACCGTTGAAGAGGTCGCTGAGGCGTGGGACCAATTCAAGCAGATGGGCTTGGTCACAACCGAGACTACAGGCGAGTGGAAGGGCATGGAGAAGCTCACCCCTTGCCGTCTTGATTGGATTTCTAACAGCTCACTTAACGCGTGGGTTCGTAAAGACCCCAACGACGACCGTGGCGCTTTGCGCTTCATTTGTGACGTTCAGAAATACAGCCACATCACCCCCGAAGCGTGGCACGATAAAGACGGTAGCGGTCACCTTGTGGGTCATTGGGTTTATCGTGGCTCTCTCTTCTCTCAGCTTGTGCTTGACGAGAAGGGGCGTGTTGTCGTTTCAGGCACTAACCTCTTTGTTATTCTTGACCGTGACCCTCGCTTCATGGGGCAGATTCGCACAAACACCCGCTTGAACCGAGTTGAGGTTTCAGCCAAGTTGCATATCGAAATCAACAACCCTAACAGCTTCGTGGCTCGCCATATTGCCTCAGATATGTGGGTTCCCATTAACGATATGCACGAGACTTACATCGGCAACGCGCTTCAAGAGAGCTACTTTAACCGCGTAGTGTCTACCACATGGCTTCACGCTCAGATTAACCTCTACGCCAATATGCGTGGTGTTGACCCTGTTCACACTTGGATCGAGAGCGTGGCTTGGGACGGTAAGAATAGGCTCGACACTTGGTTGCCTGAGCTTCTGAATATGCCTAAGACCCATGAGAACTATAAGATTTACGCCGCCTACGGTCGCACCGCCATGCTCTCTATCGTTCGCGCCACCTACACTATGCCCTCAGACCCTGTGATGTTTCAGACAATGCTCGTCTTTGCAGGCAAGCAAGAAGACGGCAAGTCAACCCTAGCCGCGCTTCTCGGTGCCGCGCAGTACGTTGGGCGTGAGTATTTCTCAGAATCGGAGCTTGCGTTCGACAAACCTGCTGACCTTATGGCTCAGCTTCGAGGCAAGATGGTCGCTGAGATTCCCGAAATGGCTTCCATGACGAAGCATGATATGAACACCATTAAGAGCTTCTTGACGAAGGGGTCTGAGTCACAGCGCGAGGCTTACGCGAAGAACCGTACCTTGTTTGACCGCGCCACCTACTTCGTGGGTACTACCAACCAAGAAATCTGTTTGAAAGACCCCACAGGCAACCGCCGCTTTATGGTGGTCAACTTCTACAAAGACTACCACCGTGGACCTAACGGTGAGCGTTGGGACAAGCCTGCTATGGAGGCGGCTATCCCTCAGCTTTACGCAGAGGCTTATCAGCGTGTTGTCTTGGGTCAACATATCCCTCAAACCCGCAAGACTCACCTCTCATACTATCAAGGCGCGGTTGTCGAAGATTGGAACCTCACCCAAGAAGAGCGAGCCTTGCAAGACGAGCTTAACCTCAAGTTTAGCCCCGCTGATGTTGTTAACGAGGCTATTTCTGAGATTCTTGAGCGTTACATCAAGAACGGTCAACTCACCCTGCAAAGCACGTCGGTTATGTCTGAGTTGAAGCAGGCTGACCCCACACTAAAGATTGGTAGCCTTACGCTCTCGAATCTTCTTTCTCAGAACGGTTGGTCACGCCGTAAAACGAACGGTCGCATGGTGTGGGAATATCAAGGCGCGGTCGCCAAGCCTAAGACCACTAAGGCTTCAAAGCCCAAGAAAGAGCCTCGCCGTGAGCCTCAGAAGAAGAAGGCAGTTGTGACCGCCGCACAGACCGCAGAAGAGGCTATCGAGATGGTGCAGAGTGGCGCTGTGACCCTCCCTGATGATGACAAGGCTCGCTTCGATGGTTTGCTTCAACGCTTCAATGAGGGCAACGCTATCGTTAAGATTTCTCTCGCTGAGACAATCAAGACCCTCGTGAACGTCAACCGCTAAGGAAACAAGAAATATGTTCAAGCTAAACGAAAAGAACACGGCTCTCGCTGAGCCTCTTATGACCGCGTTAGAGCAATTGTCAGAGGCGCTTCGCTTCACGGTCCCCGAAGGTGACTGCGCCGACTTTGATTTGTGGCTCAAAGATACCCGCAAGGTGATTAGCACAGGCTACAAGCTGTTCAACACAAGCCCTGCACCTCAAGAGCCTCAAGAGCCTCAAGAGCCTCAAGAGCCTCAAGAGCCTCAAGAGCCTCAAGAGCCTGCACCTCAAGAGCCTGCACCTGAGCCTCAAGAGCCTGCACCTGAGCCTCAAGAGTCTGTGACGGTCGAGGTAGACGCGCCTGACTACAGCTTGCCTTCGTTTACAGCCCCTGCACCCGCGCCTACAAACACAGCCTCTATGCGCCAGGTGCAGGGTGGCACTTGCTCTTTGTTCACAGGCATTTCTTTCTACAAGGGCGATGACCTCAACGGTGATATTCACGACATTTTCAAGTGGGTTCTTAACGAAGACCCTATGACTTGCACCGCTGAGACTTTGGTTCGCGCTTGCCTCTTGTGCCGAGAGGACCGCAACGGCAAGCCTATGAGCCTTACCCGCCCCCAAATCGTTGAGATTATGAACAGACGAGGGTTCGCAGGGTGGGCAACCAAGAAGTCGGCGCAGACCGCTAAGGTTCGCGCAATCGTTGAACAGCTCAAAGCCAACGAAGACTTCACCGCCAAGCGCGTTAAAGAAATCTCAAAGAACTTCCCCACGCTCGCCTCTTATGACCAAGCGCAGTTCGATTTACTCGCCGCCGCTAAGACCTGCACGGTAGCGGGTGATGATTTAGACGAGATGTTTGAGAACATCAAACAGGGCTTCACGGACACGGTGGTAGAGCTAGGAACCGACACTAAAGTGATTGAGGATAAGATTTCTAAGGCGCATCGACGCTTAGGTCTGTAATGATTACAAGGGGTTAGCCCCTACCTCTCTATTATTTCTCTGTTAGACGCAAAATAAAGTTGCAGGGCGACCGCTAGGTCGCTATCTTTGTGTGTAAGGTCGCCATTAAGTAGAGCGGCTGATAAACACATAGAGGCGCAAGACGCCCAACAGAGACAGAAAGAGAGGAACCTATGGGTTTCCGTGACCAAGTTAAAGCAACACAAGCCCGCCGTCAGTCTGAGTACATCACTGCGCCAGGTCGTTACCTTCTTGAGATTAAGGACTTCGTTGAGGGTGAGAACCGCAAGGGTCGTGAGTTCGTCGCCGCTGAGTTCATTGTTCTCGACGCTGAGGACTCATGTGATTCACCTCGCGGCTCTGAGCGTACATGGCTTCAAATGACCGACACAGACACAGCGGCAAAGAATATCCGTGGCTTCATCTGCAACGTGCTTGATATTCCCGACTCAGCCTTGACCGACGAGATGGTTGACCGCGCCTTTGAGAAGGACGACAGCACAGGTCGTAGCCACCTCTCAGGCATCAAGGTTTACTGCAACGCTCGCATTATTCAGACCCGCAAGGGAAATGACTTCACTCTCTGTGATTTCCGTTCAGCACCCGAAGATGCGGAGCAGCTCGACTAAGAGCATAACAAAACTCCCCTGACTTTTTACTGTGAGAGGTTTGAGTCAGGTGTTGCAAGGTTAGGTAGGCTAGGACCTCGCACCTCTTCGGAGACTGCGGGGTCTTAGTCTATCTAGCACCCTTAACTGCGAGGCTAACATGGACGAAGACAAGGTATTCTTTATATTCAAGGTGGTCGATACACGCACCGCCGTCTATTTCTATATCAAGCGCGAGATGTACCCCTCTGAGCTACCTGAGAAGGCGGCTAAACCTGGCGCGATTTGGCAAAAGATTTCTATGGGCTTCACGCTCACCGAGGAAGAGGCTGACGAGTTTATTGCCGACAAGCTCGATAGGGAGTTCGCCGTGAACCCGCGTTGCCTTCAACTACCTTTGAAGGGGACCGCCCTGCTTTACAGTAGAGACGAGGCTACCTGACGCGCCGATAGTGGAAGCGCTTTCTTATGGCGGCATAATGAAAGCGACCCACACTTGAAGCTCGCTTCATAGCCTCCCAATAATTTTTAGGCACTTGGTAATACTCATAAACAGAGGGGCGACCTCTGCCCTTGAACGTGATGCTCAATATCTTCTTGGCGTGGTCATAAGAGCCAATAGCCACGTTGCTAGAGCTAAAGTAAGCCACCTCTACGGCACCGCGCCTGCCTTCCTTATCCTTCATGTAGAAGCGTGAGAGAACGCGCTTCATAGGACCTTTATTGAGGGCAGGGTTCACGCTTGTGGCGAACGTATCAGACGCAGAGACGCCACGAGGAAATGGCTTAGGCTTTGAGTTGAAACCTGGCGCAGTAGGCAACCCGCTTACGGTCATCGAGGGCGAATTCTTAATCGGCATGATACAGCTCCCTGCACCCTGCACAATCACAAGGCATAACTACGGGTTTAGGTTGGCGACGGAATAAGTTTAGTAGAAATCTCATATCTTTACCTTTCTGTGATGTGTCTATTGTAGCACAGCACAGAGGGCAAAAAGAAACCCCTGCGACGGGGTTAAAAATGTTCGAGGAGCTTTAGCCTTCACCTATTAAACTTTCATTTAGTAGGGGTCGCAGGAGTTCTCTCATAAGCGTAAGCGCAAGACCTACGCCCTGCAAGGTTTTTCGCCTCAAAGAAAAAATGGGCTTGAGGCGAAAAAGAGTTGCAATCACCATAGAGGCGTATTATAGTTCTTGGTGAAGGTAAGCTCACGGTCGAGCTACCGCTTGCAGTCACCTCGATTTTACTGAGGTTTGGAGAGCAACATGACATTTCAACGCAGTATGCCCGCAGTGGGAACGCACAGCATCAAGCACCTTGAAGAGAACTACAAAGATTACTTACCCGCAGGCGCGAGAACGATTGTGGGCTTCGACACCGAGACATGGAAGATTGCCAACAACGTGGTCCCCAAGCCTGTGTGTTACACCTTCTTTGACCTGAGCAACGCGGGTTACCAAACCCCTAAAGGCTACATCTACAACGCGCAAGACGGTGCCGCTCACTTGAAGCAACTCTTGCTCGACGACGAGGTGCATATTGTGATTCACAACGCCGCCTTCGACGCCGCCGTCTGCTCAGTGCAAGACACACAGCTTTTCGCGCTTATCACCCGCGCCTACAAGAAGGGTCGTATTCACTGCACCAAGATTCGCCAAGCCATTTCTATTGTGGCTGAAACCACCAACTACGGTGATATGAACGGTACGATTCAGTGTGAAGGGGGCAACATGAGCTTCCTCTCGCTTGCAGGCTGCGTGAAGATTTACTTCGACGCTGATATTTCAAACAGTAAGCAGGCTGACTCTTGGCGGCTCCGCTACCGTGAGCTTGACGGTGTACCTATTGACGAGTGGGACGTTGCCGCCGTTGATTACGCTATCAGTGACGCTCACTACGCCGCTATGGTATTTCTAGCGCAAGAGGCTGAGGCGCGTATGTATAACGCGAGGGTCAACGAGTCGCAGAATAGAAATGACATGGATATTCTGTTCGATGCGCCTCGACAGGCTTTCGCTGAGTTCGTGTTGCACCACATGAGTTCAACACACGGTATCACTATCAACGAGTCTTCAATCAGCGTGGCGCGTGACGCGGTGATGCAGGAGCATAAGAAGCTGTTGCCTGTCCCCATGCACTTCGGTGTTTACCAACCTGCACCTACCAAAGATAGAGGCGTGGGTATGAACAAAGCCACATTTCAGGCTGTATTCTTTCGGGTGCTTGAGCTTGTTGAGGCTACAGATGTGCCTGAGTATTACAGCGACGCCAAGTACGTTGGGAACCTTAGCAAGATTTCTACGGCAGAGGACCGCCGCAAGAAGTTGCTCTACACGGTGAACCGTTGCCTCAGCACAGGCTCAACGATTCAAACCGCCAAGCGCTTAACAGACGCTGAGCGTGAAGAGCTTGAGGTGCTGAGAAATATCATCGACACCACCGCTCACGCTGAGGGCAAGTGGAAAGAGTTCGCCACATTTCTCACGGCTATTGAGCGTGGCAAGCTCAACCCCGACAACCGCCTGCGCTTTCAGATGAACGGCTTAGTGGCTACAGGTCGCACCTCTTCTAAGAAGCCTAACTTGCAGAACCTGCCACGCGCAGGCGCGGCTCGCTCTTGTATTGAGCCTGCTGAGGGTCATGTGTTTCTCATTTCTGACTACAGCGCCGCCGAGTTCCGCACCCTAGCGCAGTGCATTGAAGACGAGGACCCTGAGAACGGCTCAGAAATCGCAAGGCAGTACCGCGCAGACCGCTCTTTCGACCCTCACCTTTTCGCCGCCGCTCGTATGTGGGAGCTTGAGCATAAAGAAGAAATGCCCTTCGATAAGGCTAAAGAGATTTACGCTGACGACGAGAACCCCAAGTACAAGCAGATGAAGCACCTGCGTACCCTCGCCAAAATCCTCAACTTCGGTCTTGCGGGTGGCTTATCACATATCTCATTTGTGTCTTACGCACGAGGCTATGGTATCGAGCTGAGCGTTGACCAATCAGAGAAGCTGTGCCGTATGTGGCTCAATGTTTGGCACGAAATGAACGGCTACTTTGACCGCCGTAAGTTCTTGACGCAAGCTGACCGCATGACAGGCGAGTTCACAATCGAGAACCCTGACGCTCGCATCTATGTGTTCGACCGTGACAAACGCGCTAGATACTGCAACCGCTTCACCGTGATGTGCAACACACCGTTTCAGGGCGTTGCCGCTTCGGGCTGTAAAGAGGCGCTTATCAACATCTTTGAGGAGTGCTACTTCAAGCGCAAGTCACCTCTGTTCGGAGCCTTCCCTGTTCTTATGGTGCATGACGAAATCGTGCTTGAAGCGCCTTATGACGGCACTGCCGAAGGCTTGATTAAGCTACGCCGCGCCGCCGCTCGCTTTGAAGAGCTTATGATTGCAGGCATGGAGAAATACACGCCTAACGTACCCGCTGAGGCTGAGGTGGCTATCAGCACCCGATGGACCAAAGACGCCAAGTCAGCGAGAGACGAGAACGGTGAGCTTTTGGTATGGTCCCCGAAGGAAGGTGCAGTCGGTAGTGAAGATGAAGAAGACGCTACCAACCCCATCGAACAGCTCACGGTCAACTTCCCTCAAGGCGTACAGCTCGCCAAGCAAAATATCACGCGACTTTTGAGCTAAGCTAAAACGCGATAAACACTAGGGTTTCTGACAGGGGGTCAAGATTTTTTACGTCTTGACCCTTTTTTTAGTTGCAACCTCTTCAACCGCGTATTATCTTTCAAGGGTAGTTGACAAGCGGGGGCTGTCACTCACCTAACCAAGTTGACCCCCACAGAGTTAATCTCATGCGTAAGTACTTCACCGCAGACTTGAACAAGACGGCATGGCAAATCAAGAAATCACAGGGCTTGACCTGGGGCGAGAGCTTACGCCTCGCTATGAAGGTCATGGACCTCCCCTCACAAGGCGTCTTCGCCAACACCTCAGTGTTCGGCACTTGGACCCGCGCTTCAATGGACCTCGTGGCGGGTCACTTTTGGGGCTTGAGCAAGGCGTATGCAGAGCTTGGGGACAAGGGTCGCTCAATCGCTATGCACCGCGTCAGCAAGGTCATGTATCACGCTCTCGCTATGTGTGAGGAGGTCACGCTCACCACGCTCTCAAGGGAGAAGTTCTTTGGCGAGAGTGTTATGGCTGAGATTGTCGATTTCTTCACCGCTTCTGCTCACGCAGGCTTCACCCCTCGCACCGTCGCTCTTGTCGAGCAAGGCGCTGTGCAATACCGCAACAATGTTCGCCACGCTCAGTGGCAATTCTAACCTAGACCTTCGGAGTCAAAACATCATGGCAACAACAAACCGCAAATCACCTTTCGGCACAAACAGCGTTGAGGGCATCTCAATCGCAGTCACAAAGCCCCAATACGATTTCTTACACGGTTGGTTCTCAGACCGCGCAGAGAAGTATCAACCTCATGTGTACCTCAGCTCACGCAACTTAACGCTCAGCAAGCCTGTTTTCGTGCAGTTTTATGAGCATATCGAGGCTGAGATTCTGATGCTTGAGGACAAGCCCCTGCGCGTGGCTAAAAGCGTCAAGAACAAGCTCAAGAAGCAGTGGGAGCTTGCTGAGGGTGAGGACCTCGCCGCTGTGAAGAACGGCTACTTGGTGAAGCTCACACCTATGCAAGCGAGCCACCTGCGCCTCGCCTCTCGCGTATGTTCACACCTCACCACCAAGAAGCTGTGGGGCGAGGGTGACGATACCTTCAAGGTGCTTGACGGTAAGAAGTGTGCATACCTTAATGTGGACCCCGCCAATGTTGAGGCAGAGGCTCAGGTCTTGGCTGAGGCGCTTGATATTCTTATCGACTACAAGGTGAGCCGTAAGCCCCTCACTGCCCTGCGTGACGCATTACTCGCGCAACAAAATGTGGTTCGTAGCGCAGAAGACGCGCAACAAATTGTGTTCGACGCCACCGCTACGATTGAGGCGGAGCCTCTGCAAATCCAAATCGAGCCACCTACTTTTGGCTTCGCCGCCCCTGCTGTAAGCGCCACTGTTGAGCCTGAGCCTGTGGTTGAAGACACCGAAGCCGATTTCTTCGCCACCGCGTTCAGCTCACTCAAGCCTGAGCCTGTTGTCGAGGCACCACCCGCGCCTCTTGTCACCCGCCAAGTCGCAGGGGATCGCGTCTTCACCCGCCACGGTGAGAACACCTGCACCACCTTCACCGTGGGCTTTCACCCCTTGTTGCGCTACGTCTTGCCACACTTGGGTGAGCATATTTCGCTCACAGGTGAGGAAGAAATCACGGTGCAATACCCTGACGCTTGGGGCGTTGCCGATAAGCTCAGCACCTTCGATTGGCAAAAGCACTACGCCGATTTCTCACGCGCTGTTGACGAGGACTACCCCACAGAGGAAATGAAGAAGGCGGTACCTGGCTACTTCAATTTACAACGCGGTTTCGAGGTTGATTTCAAGACCGCTATGGGCAAACACGCTCAACTCAGCCCCCTTGCAGGCGGTTGGTCTGCTCAAGTGTCAAGCTCAATCCTTACAGGCAAGGGCGTTTCACTTTGTGGCGCGACGAGTGACCTCATGGAGTTGGACCGCTTGGTAGAGAAGCACTTTGCACCTACTGAGGCGTTCGTGGCTTTCGGCTCACGCAAGCTCAAGATGTTCGACACCGTGACCTCTGAGAAGCTAGAGGCGTTCCGTGAGGCTTTGGGCAAGGCTCGCGCTATGTCAGCAGGTATCAAGCTCTCGATTTACGAGGCTGTTGAGAAGATGTTGCCTGAGCCTAGCGTTGTGGCTAAGGTACCCGCTCCCCTCAGCACCACTACCCAAGAAGAAGAGGAAGAGGAAAGCACCGTGCAACAACCCCTAGATAAGCTCAACGCTAAGCAGACCAAGTGGCTCAAGGCTTGGCTCAAGGAGCAAGGCAAGACCATTAACGATATTCGTGATAATGCAGGCGTCTGCGAGGTCTACGCCCAAGTGATGGACCGTCAACAACGCGTTGAGACTAAGAAATCAGAAATCTCTATGCTTGAGTATGTGGCTATGACCCTGTGGGAGCAGGCGCGTATCATCAAGGCTGACCTTGAGCTTGAGGTTGAGGAGCCTGCACCTGAGCCTGAGCCTGCACCTGAGCCTGAGCTTGATAAGGCTGACCTTGAGCTTGAGACTCAGATGGTTGAGCTTGACGACAGCGCCGCGCAGGTTGACGACGACAAGATGACCTTCGGTGACTTCCTTGCCCTCTCAGAAGCTCAGCTTGATAAAGAAATGAGTGTGGTAGAGCAGGTGGTTGAGTTCAGTGCCTCGCATGAGGTCTACGTTCGCTTCGGCAACATCAATGACCTCTTAACCGCTGAGCAGATTTCTACCCTCGCCTTTCACTCTTACTGTGAGCTTGAGAGCGATGACGGCACCGTGTTCGACAGCGCCTCGCTTGTGAGCGACAGCACGAAGGTCTGCTTCGACAGCAAGGTTGATATTGACTACTTCGTTGATGAAGCCGCACATCAGTTCAGCATTAAGCCCAACGTGTTACGCGAGGCGCTGTTCGATAACCTGACCGCTTAAAGCAAAGCGAGAGCCGCCAACAAATCAGGCAAGCCCTCGCGCATGGGGACCGCCACCCCAATCTCTAACAACTGTGACGCGCTATGCGTCTTACGCTCGCCTTCGTGCCACCGCTCATAAGGGATAAGAACCCACTCGCCCCTGAGCCTGACGACCACAAGCGCGAGCTGACCCCAATCGACCCTGCGTTGCAATTGAGCTTGTTGCGTGGGGTCTAGCGCCGTCTTGCTTATTCTATCAGCCTCGCGTGACTTCATCTCAACGTGACCCGCTCGACCGTCTTTAAGCCACAGCTCGAAATCACAGCCTGACGAGCCGAGATACGCCGCTTTGAACACGCCCGTGGACCCCGTGCCTGAAACACGGCGGTAAGGCTCATAACGCTTCGAAAGCTCAGCCACGCCCTCACGCTCATAGACCTGTGCGATTTGCTCAAGTTGAGATTCGGCGTCAGCACCATTTCGCTTAGCGGCTAAGCCTTGTAAAGACTTTAAACTGCGTTTAGGTTTTTGGTATTTTCTCATAAATAGCCCTTCTGCATAAACAAAGGATAGCACATGAACTCCTCTGTATTCCCAACTATCTCAAGAAAACACCGTTACAAGGCGAACAAGGACACCGTAAAGGTCGTCTTCGAAATGCCTAGAGAGCTAATGACCGCCCTGATACCTTGCCTTTTCGAGAAACGCGTGACGGTGCAAGAGTACATTTCTGAGCTTATTCACGCCTCAGTTTCAGAGCTTGGCTTGGGTGACTACAGCTTCATGCTAAGTAGTGAGACTGAGGCGTTATTTAGCAACCACATCCGTGACCGATACCAACAGAGAAGCAAATGGAATCACATCAAGCTCGTCAGCTTCAACGACTACTACTCAGACCAAGAAGACCTGCCTCAAGGCGCGGCTCCGTCGCCCGTGTTTGACCACGCGCCGATTAACCCCGTAGCTAAGCCCACAGACAAGCTCAGAACAGAAATCGACAAAGCGGCTGAGGGGCTTGTGCGTTTACGAAACCTCAAGCGCTACGCCTCGATTTACAGCCCGTTGAAGAAGCTCACGAAAGAAGAGGCGCGAGCAGAAATCTACGAGGTGCTTCAATGCCTACCTCACTACATGGCGGAACCGCTTGAGGGGTGGGTGTCGCTTCAAGGTATGCAGTATGTTCTCAGGAAATATGTGAAGCGGTGCAAGGAAGAGCTAGAGGCGTTGCTCGCGCTTCAAGACGAGCCTATGCCACCCTCGATGCGTAAGGCGCTTGTGAACAAGGAGTACAACAAGCGGCTCAAAGAAGAGCAGTCTATCTTGACCCAAGCCTATGTGCATCATTACGAGAAGCCTAAAACATACCCCTTGTGGGCGGGTGAGCTTGTAGACGATTCGCGCCTGAGTGACGCGTTCAACCTGCCGAAGTGCCGCAACCGTATCTTCGACAACCCACGAACCAAAGGACCCGTGCTACGCGAGCTGATGGAGCAGATACTTGCGCGAGAAATGCACGAGCGAGAAGCCTACGTTGAGAATACAGAAATACGCGACCCGACTGCCCACGTTGTGGCTTTGGACCTGGCGCTGATGCCCGTAACCAAGATTGAGAAATACACCACAGCTCACCGCAAGGGCGGCGCGGGGCTAACGAAGAAGCCTAGTGTTAAACCGCCCGCACCTAAAGGCGGCAGACCTAAGCGTGAAGAGCCTGTGATTTACAGGTATAACTTCGAGTATAAGCCCGTCACGTTCAAGTGGAACGGCACAGACCCTTATCTACAACGGAGTAGTTATGTTGAAGAAGACAGAGCTGTTTATTCTGAGCAACCCGAACAACCCTCGCGCCGAGAGCAAGGTGAAGGAGATGCTGACTGAGGCGGTGAAGCAAACGCGCCTTGCGAAATGGAACGCAACCTTCGCCGTCAAGATGCGCGGGGCAACCCCTCGCGCCGCCATGCGCGACCTTATGGCGCTGAGGCTCGATATTGAGAGCGTGAGGTTGCCCGAACTGCAAATGCACAGAAACACGTTATTGGCGTATTTAGGCACGGCGCGAGTGACCGAAGAACAGCTCGACGCGCTACATGAGCTTGCAGGCACGGACCCCGCGCAGTGGGAAGCGAGAGACGGTATGGAATTGCAACACCCGTTCTTGCACATCGGGGGTAGTTGAAATGCACCACGAACACGAAATGCAACTACTACCCGACAGCGAGGGGCGTTATGACTCGCGTGACGCAGTTCGATTTCTCACAGCTAGCTTGAACGGCTCACTAGAAATGCAAGAGAACTTGGCGCAGTGGGTCTTGAGCCAAGAAGACGATAGTTGTAACGGTATCTATGACGCAGGGGACGGTCAGCTCACCGCGCTTCTCTTGTCAGGGCGAGCGTTGTTGCGCGTGGTGCGAGGGTTGTGGCGCGTCGCGCAGACGTATACTCCCCATAAAATCGTATACTTCGACGTTAACCCTGACGCGCTGTTGCGCGACCTTGAGGTGTGGCTCGTCATAAAGTTTAAAAATTTATCGTGATTGGACTTGTAATATATTACAGAGGTGATTATACTTCTTGTAGTTGGGCATGACGCTCGACCGAAACACTGAGAGCGAGCCGAAGACTCGCAAAGGAAACAAAGCCATGAAGAACGACACCGCACGATGGAACACCTTCCTCGCCGCTAACCGCGTACCCGCCACGATGCTTGACATTAAGAACAACCCTGAGATGGGTATCGTGACCACCGCCACAATCACGCTCAACAACGAGGGGACCCCGAACCTGGCGCAACTCTCTTTCAAGCTCGTTGCCATGCACCTCGACGCTGAGAACTACGAGGTCACCGCGCTGTGGGAGACTATCAATCAGATTGTCATCGACACCTTCTCTTACAACCTTGAGTATTGGAACGTGACTGAGCTTCACGACGTGCTTGAAGAGGTGGCGGCGCGACTTGAGCAAGAGATTACGCCCACCCGCTTCCGTGACATTTTCGTAAATGTGAACCGCCTCGACGCTGAGCAAGCCACCGTCACAATTGCAGGTCGCTACTAAGCCTTAACCCTAACCCCTCACCCTCGCG